AATAATTTGTGAATCTAATTTCCAACCCAACAACATCAGGGAGGGGTCTGATATAAAGTTTGATATGGATGCAGAAAGTTATCAAATTTCCAAAGTTGATGATCTGTATTTTGTTATAAATTTTGATGCGGTTAATTCTAGTGGACTTATAGTTAAGGAGTCCGACGCAAAAAATCTTGTTTTGGGAGATGTAATAGATATCTCCTTTAAGGAATACCAAGTAAGCAAAAGCGCCGAAATCATATACTCCGGAGAAGGATACAAGATAGGAGATAGGCTTCTCATAGATGAGGGGACTGTTCGAAAAGATTTAGCTACTGGAGAAAGTTTTTTCGCAGAACTTGAAGTTTTATCTGTTAACGAAGAAGGAGGAGTTAAAGAACTAAAAATAAATAAAAACGGAAACTACTTGGAAATTCCAGAGGGCAGTTTACTTTTGGCTTGGACGCCAAAAGGGGGAACAGGAGAGCATTTAGAAATTAACGTTTATTTTTCTTCTCATTCTAAAAGAAGTGCATTTAAAAGAGAAATCATAAGTCTTTCTAAACTGGATGATGGAGCTTTTTATGCTGATTTAAACGCCCCTCTTTCAGAAGAGATAAGAACAGGTAAAATTTCATCAAAGAAAAAAGTAATAACAATTTCCATTCCGTATTTGTCTGAAACAAAAAATTCTCAACTTTTCGGAATAGTGCAAGATTTCACACAAAACTATAGGCTCCCACTTATGCTGGGAAACAGTTTAAACGCAGCGTTTATTTTTAATAAGGCCATGAAGTTAGCTGATCAAGAAATCGCATTATTGAAAGATAGAATAGAAAAACTTGAATCTATAATTCATAAGAAGGATAATTAAAATCCTCTAATTTCAATAGGTGTTTTGTGTCATTGTAAATTCTAGCTTCAACCTTCGCTCGGGTTCCGGTTTTAAGTTCGGGAAGGGAAATTGTTAAATAATATTCTCCCATAAATCCACATCCTGCGGTTATCACTTTTACTTCTTTTAATTTACCGTTTTCTATGACGGTTTCACATTTTGGTGGAAATACCATATTACGCTTACAACTAAACTCTATTGTTGGAGGCTCAGTATATCCTGATCCTCCATCGACTACTTCTATGTCCAGTATATTATAATACGGTGTGTATTCCATAGCGTCTATTATTGTATATTTTTTATTAAATGAATCTCTATGAGCAATTTGTTGAGATACAGAAAAAGCATCAAAACTATCAACAATTCCTATTGGATTCCCATTCTCGTCTCTTTGAGTATATGCATCTTTTAATCCTATTGCTTCTGCAAACTTCATGAGAATAAAATTTGGCAAATCTCTCAGGAATTTTTTTTGCATTGTTATATTTTTTAATTTTTTTTCGTCTCCCTCTTCTAAGTAGCGCATGAATAGAAGATCCAGCCCTTTGAACAGATCTTCTCTCTGCGGTATCCAAATGGAAAAATGTAGTTCTATTATATGCGAACGATCAAAGATTAGTTCGCCCTCCTTGAGGGCTAGACAACTTATATAAAATTCTGGCAATTGGCAATTTTCAAGCTCTCTATAAAAGATCTTAATCGAATCTTCTTTTGTCAAACCAAGCATCAGAATTCGCTCTCTTATAAGGGCCTCGTTGTCATCATCATCTTCAACCGGAATGAAAACAGAATTGAATTCTCCATCTTTTTCATAAAAAATTATTAAAAATTTATCCATTCTATTTCTTTATTGTAAGGCCCCTAAGGACAAGAGAGACGGTTCTCCATATAAATGTACAAGCAGTCTTTAGATTCCTATTTTTTCCCGTTGCGAAATCTATGTAATTTTGAAATATTTTGTATGCGTCTTCATGTTCGCCACTTGCGATAAAAGCCTTGGCACTTTCTCGATAACCCCTTCGGAATGCTTCTCCATACCAAGTGTTATGAAAATATTTTATACACCAACGAATGGCTTCTTGTCTTTGGCTCTCTGTGAAAGCGCCTGTTTCAACAGCGTGGCTTGCAATTACGCATTTGCTCTGGCTACCAGCATTGAAGTCAAGACTATAAGTACCTATATCGGTGGTAATCGAAGTTGGTGTCATGCTCGTACTTCTATCATATACGTATGCATAACTCTGAGAGAGCCAAGTTGAATCTGCATTTGGTCCAACTTGACTAGGTAGGGGAATACCCTTCAATTTATTCATCTTGGTTCCCAAGAGAACTCCCGCGAAAAAACAACCGTGAAGTGGAGCACCGCCATATCCCCCTAAGGATATATCTCCTATCTCAAAATACTCTTTTGTTCTCTCCCCCAGTGAAAATCGTACTCCACTGGTTCCACCGAAAGTCGGAACGGGCTTGGTAAGAGAATAATAATTACTCCTCATTGGATCGGGAGAAAACGTGACAAATACCTCATACAATGAGCTAGGTAACGGACTTGAAAACCAAAACCTTCTTCCTGATCGAGTTGCATCGATTGTGAAAACTTTGTAAGCTGTTCCATCACCCTTACCTCCCATTCTCTTTGCTTGTCTAATATTGTAATTAGCTCCATGATTCACAAATTCTGTTTTAGAAATATTGGCAGAATGATAGTGTAATTCTCTTCTCGCATTTGCATTTATATTATAATAAATCCAAGCTCTCCATTTTAATGACCCTTCTAGAAATGAGTTTCTGCTCATTACCCTTACGACTCTCTCAGACCAAACGACTTTTCGAAGTAACGTTTTCTTTGCGGGGGCTACATCAAGTGTCGAAATCCAAAACTGATCAATAAAACCAACACTAACGAAAAGATGAGGAGTCACCCCCTCCATTGCTATGTCATCTACAAATGCTTCTTTGCCTATGTCTACGAAAGGGGTTTTTATGCTAAATGCAAGGTTGGCGTCTTCTGATAGTCCTTCAGAAAAGAATATGTAACTGGATGGAAAAGAAGCTTCTGGTAATTTTATTCTAGTAGAAATTGAGTCGGTTAAACTATCCCCCTCGAAAGCTGTCAACATGTCTGGTATATCTGATGCTACAAAAGAGCCTTTAGAAACAATAAATACGGCACACCTTAGGTCAGGCTGATCACCCAGAATGGGTGGATCGGCATCATCTTTTTCCACCACGAGATTCACTGATCCGTCCTCTTCAAGCCACATATCAGTACAGAAATTTGGGTCAGTGGTATTTTCACAAGTTTCTACTACTGCTCCTTCTGGCGTACCATATCTGTCTGTTAAATTTACGCTGGGGAATGGTTCATTATTTACATAAAGTATGTCATATCCGGGATTATTAGTGTAGGTAGAATCTGATGTAACGTCACCAGCTTCATTTCTTATAATTTGTCCTCCCGCAGAAGAATAACCATTTGGGTCTACTCCTTCCACAACTACATCCATAGTTCTATATGGGGATATTCCATCCCCTATGGTCGTTCCCATGTCAGGATCATCGGGTATGGCAGCATTTTCGGCAATGCTCAAGGTATCGCTGAACCTCGTGGCCGCAACATCTACCCTTTCGAAAAGTAAATTCGTGCTGGGATTAGCAGCGGTTGGTCCGGTTGTTTCTCTGTATGATACCCTATATGTAAAATCGTTTGGAATGGATATTCCCCCATATCCGTCTTGTTCTAATGCGTCCAGTAATGCTGCTGAAAAACTAGCATCCCACCCCACATCTATATTTGCAGTGATATATTCACCATTGGAATCTTTTTGACCGTGTCTATTTGTAGCGCCCTCTGCTAGGATTTCACCTTCTAGCGCTAAGGAACTTATCACCAAATCAAGGATCAAAAAAACACCTGTAATATCGATAGTCGTATAAACAAATTCGGTTAAACTTGGAGAACATTGGCCAGCCCTATTTACCGCATATGCTCTAATATAAAATCTTCCATTCGTCATTGGAACGTAAAGTGTAGCTGTATTGGGATGACTCACAAAACCCAGAAAAAATTCGTTATTTGGAAGGAAACCATATGGGTCATCTGTAAAATCAGTAGAGGCATTAAAATCGTTGCTTCCGTCATCTCCTAACTCGGCTCTCTTTATGTAAAATTTATAACCCATCAACTTGCCGAGCAGGGCTTCTTGATCGGCAACAGAGCTTTTTTCGACAGTAATATCTATTTTATATGCATGTGTATTTGATATTGCTGTTGCTGTTGCTCTAATGCCATTTGGCTTGGTGGGAAACAGGGCCATCGATGGGGACACCTCCTCATACAAATCATCGATAAGGGGATATTTTTCTGGAGCATATTCAATTGCGTTGATATTGTATCTAAATTGTTCTTTTTCCTGAACGGTTATAACCCTAAATCTTTCTAAATCATCTATTTCTCTGGTTTCTCCAGTCACTTCTATTGTCCAAATAAAAGAGTCTGGTTTTGGTTCTATAAATCCGCTTTCGACACCATTATCTAATAGCACATTTCCATTGTTATCATAAAGCAACCCACTAAACCCTGTTACATTGTATGTTTCGCCATCAAAAACATTTATTCCTTCGGAATAATTACCAGTTAAATTAATAACGCTAACATAATCACCTTCGTCGCCGCCGCTTTGTTGATAAGAATGAAGAACGCCCTCAGCCCCGGTATGTATAACGTCTGATTTGTTAAATTGGAATTCCTGTATGGCTGGCCTATGAAGATAATTTTGTGCCGCCACACTACCATCTATCCTTGTATTAATTGAATCGACATAAGACGGTGGGGTTAACACCTTCAGAGTAAAGAATTCTTTACCCTCTATTATCGCAGTGTCCCTAATAAATCCCGATATAGATTGATCCAAATATACCCATGAAGGTGCATCAGTTTCACCCGTGGCAACGTCTATTCTGGGACTCCGACCTCCCTGCCTGTTTTTGAGAAAAGTATCATAACTGGTTCTATGAATATCTGACACGCCAATAACATCCCCCGGAGAAATATACGCTCCTTCAATTCCGGCAGAAAATGCTATATTTTGAGTCTCCAAAGATTCAGTCAGTAAAACATATTTTGCTAATCTTCTTGCTTGGCTTCTTGTCACACATCCGAAAGCTGTAAGATCCTTTACTCTAGTACCATATTTTTTTATACCGCCAACCTCTTCTACATATTCAAGCTGAGGTTTATAATGTTCAAATTTATCATTGTATTTAACAATACATACTGTGTGTCTGGCTTTTCTTCCTGAATTGCTATATACGAATTTTCCATCTATCACATTTGCATTAGAAAATGTGTATTGTGTTTCTTTCGGAGAATCGAACGTAGCTTGTAATTTCCCTCCTTGATAATAAGAAAGCCCTCTAAATATAGAAGCAAAAGAATTTATTATACCATAGGCATCATCTCGCGTTGTCACTGCTACGTTACAAGCAAATCTTGGTTCGCCTTGGGCGGTTCCATCACGATTTGTTAATCCGTTCGGAACCATTTCGTCACAATATTTGGATATTTCATATAGTGTCCATTTGTCTATGTTATTTTCCTCCATATATTTTCCCAGTCCATATCGTATATTGGTAATCAAGTCATAAAATATCCAAACTGGGTTATCGGTCCATTGTTTAAGTATCGTCCCATCACTTCTTCTTTTCCAATCGCCATTCCAGTCTTCCGTAGTGCTTCCGTCGCCTATGCGATTTCCATTCTCGTCATAAGCCTCGTCCACCGTTGGATCGTGGCCTTCTGGGGGCGAATTGCGAATACTTCCATAAGTTTTTAGTATCGGGTTATAATTGTTTGGAACCTTTACCTTAATTCCTTTGGTCATGAAAGTTCTTTTTGGAATGGCCGAAAAAGAATCTGCCCTGAATCTGCTTCTTACATATGCGCTATTTGGATAACAATATTTTTCATTATATATCTCTATGATCGAATCTACCGATGTCTGATTTGCTGCGTGAGTCCCGAAACTGTCCCAAGTTTCTCTATAGACGGCAACCTTCCACCCAAGAAAAGATGGATGCTCCATGTCTGGTCTAAATTTTGATTCGTCTATTTCTACGGACGTTTCTCTCAAATATCCCGCCCGAACCACTCCATAAATTGATTCCAAGGAAACATTTGACGTGCTTTGGCTTGTAAGATTTCCGTTAGAATCTCTTTCCCAAAAATCTACATTTTTTTCGTCGTCCCCAAAATAAGGTCTGTAGTCAATCCTATAAGTTATGTAGTCACCCTTTATATCTCCTTTTCCAATCGCTGGCCTATCGCCCTGATAATTAAACGGCCCACCGAGTTCTCTTCTAAATAGGGAACTAACTCTTATAACTACTTTAAATGAGGTGCAGTGTTTATTTAAAATTTTATAAAATTTAGCCTGATCTCTTCCTTGGGAATCTTCACCAGCTTTTAATTCCATGTTGTCAGGATTGTAAGAATCCTGATCAGTAGATGTTTTTTTGTATTGGATTTCAGGACCAAAAAGTCTTTCGCCAATGGTTTTGATGACCTGAAGTTTATCAAGCGGATTGTCAGTAACCGCATCAGCCAAGCCAATAGCCTCTCCACGAGGTTCTCCGAGGGTAAATGCAAAGTCTGTATCTCGATAATTTAGATACGCCTGTCGGGTCATAATTTCTACATCGTTATAATATACAGACCTTAAATAACCGGATACATGAGCTTCGCTGCTCCCTGCTGAAATTGGAATAAATGGTGAAAATTTAGCCGATTCGTAACCTGTTTCTCCGACTATGGAAGTATACGCATATTCACCAGAGGTTATCCCCTCTATTGGTCCTTCACTAAGTAGATCTATCGTTTCAAGAATACTTAGCGATAGAGCGCCCGGAGGTTTACCCGCATCTGTGCGTACCTTGGATCTTTTCCATTCTGCTTTTTCTATTCTCCTATCTATGCCGACTGGTTCTTCTGTCGAGTCTCTGGGCGAGGGCGATGGGGGAGGACCACCAAACCATCTGTGAAACTCAACGTCGTCTTGGATGAGGTGAAACTGACCAGAATTATCTCCTGAATTACCGCTATATTTTATGTCTATTTTATTCATTAAATAAGGGCTTTAAAATTTTACGAACAAATGACCTCAAGGGTGCATCAGTATTATACCCCAAAGAGTCCAACTTATCTATTCTAGATTTTTCTTGATAGGGGTGATGAAGAATAGAGTCATTACCTAAATATATTCCAAAATGTGCTGGGTAATTTATATCCCATTGATCTTGACCTTCGCCTCCCAAGATCAACAAATTATGTTTTTCAAGATTTTTTACTAATTTGAATTTAGATTTAGTTAACAAATCGACATAATAATTTTGCATGGTTTTTTTATTTAGTCCTTCTCTAAGCTTTACGCATTCCCAAGTTCCTTTTTTTTGATGTGGGTTATAATGACCCTTAGGTATCGCCTTTTTATAGAGAATTTTTAAATTAGTGTATTTGAATTTTAAACCCGTAGGAAAAAATTCAGAAAGATCACTTATCTCTTTCTTCGTCAAGGTTTGACCACTTGCGTCAAGCACATTCGCATCTTCGAGTTCTTCCAGATAAACATTAAAATATTTTTGATAATAATCTTCGACCAATTCACTATCTGCAAAGATGCCTAAGCAATAATTTCTTCCGACAAAAGGAGCTACCCATCCTCTTGGCTCATAAACTTTGAATGTTTCATTTTCCAAGCAGTATAAAATCAATTTTAACTTGAGTTTTTCACTTACGTATTTGTCTTCCCAGCTAAAACTGTCCTGTTTTCCGCTTGGATGAGAATGATAAAAATAAACCAATTCGCTTCCTTTGGATTTTGAAATGATTTCGTCCCTTGACAGAAGGCAATGTTTTTCAGGCGTAGGAGAGATATTTTTGCAACGCTCTGCTATGAGGCCAAATGAATTTTTGACAATAATGCCCCCACACTCATGAGGCTGTGACTCTTCTGCATGTGCTTTAATAAATTTTTTAACTGTTTCATTCATGGGATTACTATGATGTCATTAATCCGTCTCCTGCCGTGATGTGAGTTATATCTCCGTATTGTCCGATTACGTTACTCCCAGCTAAAATTTCACCGTATATAATAGGTATGGGATTTCCTTCCCTGACAATATTCACTGGACCGTTAAATAGGTAAGAACCTTGTGTCATACCTGCAATTTTTTCTATCTTGTCAAATTCGGGGGGCTGCATCATCATCATGGCCAACCCAGAACCCACAAGCGCTGCTCCAGCAGCAAATACCATCATTGCTACAATCTGTCCCCCCGGAACAAAAAAGGAAGCTACCATTAATAATGCCCCGAGAATGGTCATTCCGCCCCCATCTCCAGACCCTTCGATTATGGGAATGATATCTATTGTTTTTAAATTCTTTGTCCTAAGGACAATATTTGAGTTCATAAGTATTCCTATGTCTTTTTCGAGGGTTCTTTCTGTATTTCCTAGTTCTCCATTCATCATTAGTTCTTCTCCGTTAATCAAAACGGAAAATCTTGTATTGGATTTTTGCCCTTCTAAAAAAAGCCTGTTAAGTTTATTTTGAGTTTTTACATTTATTGCGTGTAAGGCTTCGCTTGCAGAAGCAACGCAAATATCCCATTGGTTTTTTCCAAGTGATTTACCTAGTCCTCCATGAAATTTTATTCTTGTCATTTTATTTTTTTGTTTCTTAGTGCAATTACGGTTCTTTTCTTCAAGGACGGAGAATATTCTTCTATACAGGAAAAACCATTTTCTGGGTGATGGAGTATACAATCATTACCTATGTAAATAGCAGCATGAGAAGGAAATTCTTCCCCATATTTATTAATAATAAGGCCGTCTCCTTTTTTTATCTTTTTTTTATCCACTTCAAAAAACCCCTCTTTTTTAAAGTTTTTTTCGTATAGCCAAATATTAGAATAATTAACGGAAAAAGAATGATCTTTCCAACGCTTGCTTATTTTAATGTCGTGTTCTACTTCGTAATAATCTAAGCAAAGAGAGAAACAGTCGTTTACTCCTACTTCAAAATTTCTTCCTATTAAATCTATTTTTTTGCCCTTCGGAATATATTCTTTGAATTGATTTGTCTTAACATGATAGAGTAAATATCTTATATTTTGAGCTTCACTTTGTACCTTATCATGCTCTGAGAAATCATTGTTATCACCGATATGAGAGTGATATACAGAAATTATTTCTCCCAAGGTGGCAGCGTTGAGGTATTCTTTTGCGCTTATTTTAAAATGCTTATTTTTTAGAGAGGAAGAATTAACACACCGAAATACAACCATTTCGTCAGTTTTTTGCACAAGAAAACCACAGCATTCATTTGGAAGCTCACTTCTTGCGTGTTTGATTATTTCTTTTTTAACGATCATTATCCTTCTTCTATTTTCTTGACAGCAGGAAACCCGCCAAATGGCAAGCATCCATAATGAGTGCCATCGGCTCCATTAATCGGCTCCGTCCTTGGAAATTTTGCTATGTCTTTTCTATAGGCATCATTCCATCTTAATTTACATCCACGTTGGCTTTTTGAACAAGCGTCTTGAAGCCAATATTCTACATGAGGAGGCGATAAATTAGCGGGAACAACTTGTCTGGCGACAAAATAATATTTAACACCATTTTTTTCTATGTATACCCAATCTCCGGAAGGATATTCTGTTCCCAATTGATACTTTTTTGGCGTTTGGTGTACACGCCCTATATAATCAGGCACTAATTCAGTGATTAAGATATCTTCGTCTGTCGCAATCGGATGTGCGATGGGGGGTAATGATAATGATCTTATATTATCTGTTCCGAATGCTTTTTCAGAAGTCTTTCTATCTTTCGAATCGTTAGGATTAAAAAGATGACTAAATTCATAAAGACAGCCTTCCCCCCTGTATTGCCATTGACAACTTCTGGTAATTATAACTCTGGACGGTAGTTGTTTATTCTCAAAATCGACGAAAGAAGAAAGCTCAAATTCTACCTCGGTAGAACTTTCTGACGTTTTTCTTTCTACAAAGAAAATTTCTCTTGGGAATTCCGCATGAGGATCTGGCTCAAAACCTTCTGGCATATCCTGATCCCCCTTGTTAAAATTCTCTTTATCCAAGTATTTGGCAAATGTTCTGACTCTTGTTACTTTCGCACCACAAAGATCATCCAGTTGTCTCATCATAACCTTTATGTCTCTAAATTCTTTTATGTCTTCTTCATTCGCTCTAAAAACCATTCTCGGAGATGGGGCAGTTCCTCTCGTTGTGGATTCGAATCCCGTAACCATAATGGGCATTGAAATATATTCTTCTCCTCTCCATCTAATTCTTTGCCTAAGTAGTTTTACGTTACTATGAAACCTAAAAATCCTTTGATTGCTTGCGACAGGTAAGTTTTGATCTTCTATAAGATCTTCTAGATCTATTTCAAAAAGGGTTACAACTTCAGAGGGATTAATGCTCTGAGATTGACTACTTATTTTTCTATAAGAATCAAGCTTCTTTGAGATCTCGATAGGGTTATCGTCGTAATCACTTAGTTTTGGCATGTTATATCACTACCTCCTCGAACGTTGCTCTAACGTTGTTGTTATCATAAAATGCCATAGAAAAACTCCATCTTCTCGCAACAAACAATTTCTCTGACGAATATGGAGAAGGGGCAACAAAGATAAAAGATTCCCGCGCCTTTCTAACGGAAAGAAAATGGGAAATTGCCCTTGCTTCTTGGTTGTCTCTGGAATCAAAAGAAACTGAGACGCTAATTAAATTACTGTTAATTCCGTCAGTAATTCTTTGTTCATACCCATCTCCAAATTTAAGCCTAAGGACCCTTGGTGCTGATTCAACTGACACATTATAAGAGGGATTCCATATGAATTCAGGCTTGTTTTTGAGGGTTCGAGTATCATATTTAACTCCTCCCCATTCCGTATTAAACAGGCTCGGAGCGCTTGTGGTTACTCCATTCACTCTAGAATACCAATAAAATCGTTTCCTATCAGATCCGCTACCTAATTTATAATGGACGATATCGTCTAATCTATATGTCGTGGTTGATTTCCACTCGGGGATGTCATAAATATTGGCCATAGTTCCTACCTTTTTCCTAGTGTATTTACACTTATTTGACAAAGGGACAGCAAAATACTCCGTGTAATAGTATATATGGCTTTTTCGGTATTGAATAGAGAGAATCAACAGATTTTTATAGGCTCGGAGCAGATTTTTGGGGTACAATCAGTATCGGCAAACTACAAAATTCCTGAAGTACCATTGGAATTTGTCGGACTTGCGGGAGTTATACCAGTTCCTAACTCTCAACAAGTTGGTGATATTACATTTCAACTTTTAACCATAGATACTGACCCATTCATAAAGTGCATTTCAAAAGACAGCTTTAACGGGTACGTAATGGAAGATTCCAGTAGTTTTGATAAATATCATTATTCATTTAATTCCGGATATCTTCAAAGCTACACTTCTTCATGTTCCGTAGGAGAAATACCTAAGGTTTCAGCGAGTTTCAGAGTGGTTGGGGATATGGGAACACTCGCAACCGGAGATATGGCTTCTGATGCTAAAATTGAAGTCAGAGATATAGTCAATTCCACAAAGACAGATCCTGTTTTCAGGATTCCAACGGCCTCCTCCATAGAAATAACTCTCGATGATTTTGAAACTAATCTAGTACAAAATTTCAACCTGAGCGTAGTTATCCCAAGAAAAGATTACTACACATTGGGAAACAGGTCTCCATACCAAGTTGAGGTTGATTATCCCGTTATCGCGGAAGTAAATTTTACAATAGAAATCAATGATTACTCAGGGAATTCAATTAAGTCATACCCATGTAAACAAAAAATAAAGCAATTTGAAATAAAACTGAAGGCCCAAAAAACACATGAACTTATAACACAATTCGCATTTTCTGGAGCGACCTTAGTAGGCGAATCCTATTCTTCAGATACGGAAGAGAATGCTAAAATTACCGCGACCTATAGATGTTACATATCTGACTTAATAACCCTGAGTGACAATTTAAATACTCCAGAATTAAAAACTCAGACTTATTGAATCTAGTGTAAAATTAAGAGGAAAAAGGTTTAAGGATGCTTTATTTTAACAATTGCGACATTCAGGTCAATGGCACAGGACTAATGGCTCAAAATGCTCACTTAGCATCTTCTAACTCACTGAGAAGCATAAAGCCCATTGGAAGATCGAAAGGGTTAGAGACTAGTCCGGAAGGGCCAGTCACTAATAACTTTTCTGCCACGTATTGGATAAATATTGACAAAGATCCCTGTTATCAAGAAGTTCTGAAGCTAAAAGATTTATTCGTATCCAAGTCTGAATTTGATCTAGCCCAACCACAAGTCATTGAAGTAGCTGGATTGTCGGGGGCTTTTTATATGAATTCTTATAGCATTTCAATAAAGTCCAATGCCGCAATACAAGCTAGAGTTTCATATAAGGGATTTGAAGAAATGAGTGGAAACGTATCTCCAAGAGATGAAGTATTGGAATATGTAGATAGCTTTAGTGGGTTGGCCCATTCTTGGACTACGTTCATTGAGTCTGATGCTGGGAGCTTAGATATCCCTATTCTTGAGTTTGATTATAATTTTGCTTCTAGAATGACCCCGGTTTATGCCCTTGGGGCAAAAACCCCAGTACAGGTCCTATTTACTAATTTTGAAGAGACCATAAAAATGCAAAAAGACATAGAAAGACAAATTAAATTTTACGGAGAAAGTGGCTGTGCTCTCTTCGATTCATGTGCAAATGACCCTAAGGTAAAAATATTTAAATTAGGTTATTTATGTGATGATTCTTTAACTGACGCTATGGAGTTTGGTGTATCAGGATATCGAATTAATTCAAATTCAATAACTGTTGACACAAATGATTTTGTTAAATCTGAATTTACAATAACCAAAACAAGCTAATGTTCCATTCGTATAAAAATTGTAAAATTCACCTGAATAATTCAGGGATTATTGCTGATTCAGTTGACTTTCAAATTAGCGCACAGACTTCTCCTGTTTATCATGCGGAAAAAAAATACGCCCAAGGAAGTTCTGCGGCTCGGGGAGCAGTGGGTGGAAAAGTTAACATCGGCTATTTCATTACCGGAGATGACCCATTGCGAGAATTTATATATTCAGAAGTTTCCGGAATCTCAGGAAATTTTGCGGGATTGACTTTTGGAAGCGGCTATTTGACTTCTTATTCTTTAGAGCTTACCCCAAATAGTTCTGCTCATGTTTCGGCTGAAATAGATTTTTTTGATCAACTAACAGGAACTTTTGACCCTGCAACAGAAGAACTGGATTCTGTTGAGCCACTCAACGCTTCTGAGATAACATTGAATGGAACTGGGTTTGGGGATCTATCAAACGTTATGCGAGCATCATTAAATTACAAAAATGACGTAAAGGCCAGTTACCATATTACTTTAGAAGAAGGAAAGACCAATATAAAACCTAATCGCATAGTATTTGGAAAAAAACAGTTGGTCTCATCATTGGTATTTGATTCCGTAGATGGCAATTTAGGACTTTATGGTAATTATGGAACTTTGACTTTCGGCTTAAAAGATAGAGACGGCAACCTACAATCAGAATATTCAGTAAAGGGAAGAATCCAATCAAAAGGAATAGGAGCTAGTTCAGAAGGCTTTGCTAAATGTTCACTAAAAATTACGCAAGACGCCCCAAGTGAAAACGTAACAATAACAGATTTTCACCCGGAGTCAGGTGTTCCGGGAGATAAAATTGTTGTCTCTGGTACTAATTTCCATTTCAATCCAATTCTTTATTTAGAAAAGTATGAACTTAAACCTCTGGAATATATAAGTCAAACTGAATTAAGATTTACAACCCCAAATGCACCAATCCCAAGTGGAAATTTGCTTGTGGTTAGGACAGATTTGCCTGTCGAGGAATCATTTAGAACAGAAAATTTTTATTGGCAAGAATCCGGAGGGAATTTTAAAGTTATATATAATGACCCATCGATAGGCGCGACTTTCGCAATAGTGTAAAATGGCTTACAAACACGTTACAACAGGCTCAATAGGAGAATCGATTATCGTTTCGGGAGAAAACCTTTCATCGGTTAATAAAGTCTTTTATTCACAACAGCCAGCTTATGCTGAGGGGGCTAGATTTTTTGGAATTGATTTTGAATTTCTTGAATCAATTGTTCCCGATAGCGTTCAATGGGGACCGATTACTATTGTCGCAGATATCATAGCCAAATCCGGAACTTCTGATTTCGATTTTGTCCCCAATCCGGAAATTATAAGCCTAGACGATTATTCTCCATCGGCAAGCGTAACAATAGGAGTGTCTGGTCGGGCTTTGTCCGGTGTTACTGGAGCCTACTTCGGCATTGAAGAAGATGGGACACATCGCGACAGTAATCTGACAGGGATAGTTTTATCAGGTTCAGTAACATCCATAGGAGAACTTCCGATAATTGTTCCTACTGGTAATATTTCAGGAATGTTTAAAATAGTAGGACAATCGGGTCTCTATGATGTTTCTGATAAACTATCTGTATCAGCAAAAATAACAGGAATTAATCCAACATCTGGGTACGAAGCAGACCAAGTTGTTTTGTCGGGTGTAAATTTTATTCCCGAAGCTCTATATCTGAGTGGAGCCGACTATTACGAGGTCAGCTTTGGAAATGGAGTACGTGGGAGCTTCAAGATAGACTCAACAAACGTATTAACTGGACATGTTCCTTACCATGCTGATTCTGGCATGGTTAATTTGGTAAATTCAAATAACGGATTACATACTGGAGGAATAGATTTTAATGTCCTTATAAGTCCACCAACCGTTATATCTTCGGAACCTGAGTCAGGCGTTCCGGCGGGATATTCCCTTACCGACGCCTTTTCGATATTTGGATCTAATTTTGTAGATATAACAGGAGTCTATTCGTACCCAAGTTACGAAACTTCTTTTGATATAAATACAGCAAATAATTTAATTGATCCTTTCCAATTAAATTTTAATCTTCAAAATAGAAACCAACTCCAAATAAGCGCCCCTTCTGGAACTGGTTATCAGAATTTAGTAATACAAACCGAGCATGGAACTGGTCAAGGAGAAGAAGTCTTCTTTTTGAAATATGCTCCAGTTGTTTCTGGATTTGGGCCTAGATCGTTAGTGGCAGGGGATGATATCTATATTACGGGAAGTGGATTTTTTACAGACCATTTACTAGTTTACTTTAGTGGGCTAGGTCCAGAGGAACAATTTAAAACAAAAATTTTCGTTGATATTCAAAGCGTCATAGGCGATGCGAGAGACACTTCGCCTCCAAATACGCAACAGGTCATGACAGTCACAAACCCCGGACTTTCATCCTCTACTTCTTATAAATTAATAGTCGAAAATGGAGTAGGAATAGGGGTATCTTCTTTATCAGCAAGTTTCTTAGGGCATCCAAAAATAGACACAATTACTCCTACTTCTGGCAGACATGGAGATACAATAACACTTAGTGGCGAATCGCTAGGGGGTAATGTAGACAATCTAAAGCACGGCTTTGGAATAGACATCCCTTATTTTTCTCCGATAGCTGGAGAAAGCGCAACTGGAATGACCTTTACGGTCCCCGACAAACAGACCTATCTAAGTAATGATTTATTCTATGGTAAACGTTATAACCGCATAATTGTTGGTAGCTCAGCCGGGTCGAGCACTTCAGAAGAATATTTTTTAACTATCCCAGATGATATAGTTTGTAGTGGCTTTATCCCAGAAGTTGTATTTCCTGCTGACGAAATTATAATTTCAGGAGGAAATCTAGAGCTAGTCAAAAATGTAATATTTTCGGGAGGTCTAAAAGATGGCGTTCGGCAAAGATCAATCGTACGGGTTAAAAACGATGGTATGGTCACGGAATTCCATCCGCTCGGTTCAGACAGCCCCAAAACAGGAATTTCAATTAGAGTTCCCGGAGATGTATCAGACGGAAAAATTATTTTATCAGGAATCTACTCTTCTTGTCAGACTACACAAGAACTCATCATCGATAAAGACCCCGCTGACATTACTATTATATCCGGAAGCGGAGTATTCGGAGACAAGATTAGAGTAAGCGGAGAAAATCTGCATGGACAAGCACTTTGGTTTCGTGGTTATAGAACTGGTACTATTGACATTTCTAATCCGGTTGATGATCCGTTTGGTGAATTTATTGAACTGAATAAAGGTCCTCTTGAAGAGTTCATCCCGCCTTTATCAACTGAATACGTTACTGACCCACACGGATTCGAAGTAGTTGACATAACAATTCCGGCAACGGTTCCAGAGTTTTCTGAGCTTTATGTTTCTCGCATAGGCATTTCATCCCCATCTAGAAGGGATTTTAAAGCTCTAAGAACTGGGGTCTTTGTATTCCCTATTGTTAGTGGAATTTCCCATACAGAAATACACGTAGGAGATACTCTTTACGTTACGGGAGTAAATGCGATGGGCACTCTTGAAAATGCCGTAGGCATTTCTGGTACAGGTATTCCTAATCTATTCAGCGACATTTCAACTGACGCAAAGGAAATTGAGTTTGTAAGTAAATATAATACAAAGATCACTCAACTCCCAGAACAAGATGGAGTACCTAGTTGGATGGACTTGGGTGGTTGGCATATACCAAATTGGCCAAAAGAATTATTTGATTCAGGCGATCCTCTCGCTCATAAATTCAATGCCAATATACGTAAACACGTACATGGATCTGGAGTAGTAGATACAACTCCCCCTACGGGAACTTATGTAATACCGATAGAAGTAGGAGACAATTTTGTCGGAACTGGTTTTATATTTTTATTCTTTGATGAGCATAAAGTTCATAAACAAGATGAAGGCGCTACGGCCACTTCTACTGACGTAGGCTATAAAACTCTTCATTGGGGGCACAATAAGATAGTAGAAAGAGGTCCAGATTCAGTTTCGTTTAAAGGAAAAACCTATCAAGGAAGGCGTTTCGACGATTTCGATTTTGATGGTGATGGAAAAAATGATACGTTTTTATGGAGTGGATATACCCATGAAACTAACTATGAGAACAGGGGCGAAGAATACTCCCCTTTCTGGACAGGATTTAGTGGAAGTTATAACGATGAGCGTTTTGGAGACATTCTTTATACGAAGCATCCCCTTGTCATCCTGCCAGAGATAATTGAAATAACGGGAATAAGTCCCTCAGGTGGATTTCCGGGAGAATCACTCTCAATTTTTGGTTCTGGATTTAAGAATGCTACAGAAGTCTTTATTACTTTAGATGACGTTGGAGAGGATCATGATCTTCAAGTTAAAAAAGAGTTAACCGTAATCAATAAAGAATACGAATATATTAGTACTAAAATACCTTCTGTAGATTGGCAAACCAATCAAGAAAGAAAATCCGGATATATAACAGTCAAAACGAGATACAGCACTGCGAATTCCAGCGGATTGGAAAGTGGGCATGTTACAATCGAAAGACCGCCAGATTTTACTGGATTCTATCCAGATTACGGAATAGAGGGAGAAACAGTATTTTACATAGGAGGAACTAACCTTAAATACATAAATAGTCTTTGGCTTAGGTCAAATACCGATTACGAAACAGTAGACGTAACTTATTGGGGGTTCGAAAACCGTGAAAATGACACTATAGGAATATCAGGTCTTACTCCTCAGGGCATGTTGCCACTTCCTGATGATTTTACAATTTTCGGTTCAGCCACCGACTCGGCCTCAACCACTTCCGTAGGCCCCTATACAGTTGTAGTGGGAGATCTAACTGTTCATGGAAGTTTATACGTAGCCGAAAGTGCATACATCCAAGAAGACCTTGTAGTTTCTGGAAATACTTTTGCTTATCAAGATTTAGATGTATCCGGTGAATATTTGTTGGACGGGATTCCATTTGATGCGGGATCACTAATTAAAAGATTACCAAGAGAAAACAAAATACTTCATTTATCAGCCGAAAATAAATTCAGCTATATTGGAACAGGCGCTACTTGGAACGATATATCAAAATCCAAGAATGACGCTACTCTTATTAATTCTCCCACTTTTGGTGTTAACGAACTTGAGTTTAATGGGGTAGATCAATATGTAACCCTTCCCATGATAGAGCCGTTAAAGGTTCAGGATTTTACCATCGGTATATTTTTTAAGCCAAACGAGGTTGGGGGAACAATCGCTACTCCAATTATTGCAGCGCCAAACCTAATACCAACTGAACTTGTTAGTTACGACATAAGTTATGATTCAAATCGAAGATTTTTCTCGAATATAACATTTACAGACGAAACTTCTTCAACTGTATTTACTGATCAGGTAGATACGGGCTCTTATCACGTTGTCCATGCTACATGGGATGGAACAATTCATAAGATCTTCATAAGTGGCGAAGAGGCTAATTCTAATACTCCTGCGGCTGGAAAAATTATTTCTTATACTGACACATCTTTAAATATATTAACAAATAGAACCGCTAGTCAATTCGTAGAAGGCGACCTTAGAGATATTCACATGTACTCTGGGGCTTTAAGTGGTAATGAAATTTATGATATATATTCTAATTTAAATAATGTTTTTATATACGATAGAGACTTAGTTATTTCAGGTGGGAAAATCAAAATATATGAGCAAGATAATCCATCCAATTTTGGAATTTACGAAGATAATTTTATTAGCTTGAGTGGTGAGAATGCTGGAATAAGTATTAATGGCCACCTGTTAGATCCTCAATCGGAAAGATACAAATGGGAAAATGTAACCATTGGCGACAAGATTGACTTTGTAAGTTCACAGGGAACCGGAACATCAACAAGCATTACGGGAACAACCGATCATACTTTAGTAGGCTCGGTGCTCTTGGAAATGCAAGACGCCGGTCAATGGAGAAATGTAAAAGTTGTATTTGGAACATTGTTGTTCCCCGGCCTAAATAGCATCAAAGACTTCGAAGTAAGGATCGGGTCAGATGTAATGGATTGGCCTTATAAATTTTCAGGGATAGATACTACAATTTCAACTGATTCAACAGATGTCACATTCATAGCTGAAGGTTTACCAGTCGGTTACATTGCAGAAAGCCCTCTCCTTTTAGACGTGTATGCTCGACCAACGACGTTTGAATGGCTTGGTGATCTTACCCAATACAGAACCATTTACGGCGCGGGAGTCTATGGAACTGGAAGCGGCGTTGGAGTGTGGAATATCACCACAGAAGGAAACGTCGAGTTAGCCTTCCAACCGAATACGGGAGAAGGGAGCATAATCGGCACGGCAATTTATACGGGTGATGGAATTTCAGATTCGTTCCAGCTTGAATATACGGAAGGTGACACAGAACGAATATTTGTTAGCTTAGACGGTATAGAATTAGTTCCTGAAATAGATTTTACAATTGTTGACCTGACAGGGGTTAAAATTAATAGCGCACCAAGCGCTGGAGAAGAAGTTTTTCTTAGGCAAATTTCTAATTCAATTGTCGTTCAACCGACGACTAACATTGTTAATTTCGGTGATATTTCTGGCTTAACCCTTTCTGATCTTTCAACCGGAACTCAGATGCATTTTTCTGGTGAAATTTCTTCACTAGATGTCGAAAATTACAATATTTATGATAGTAACGTAAGTATTACTGGCGGTGGACAAACGATCCATAACGAATTCTCAGGAATCACCGTAAATATTGACAACAATGCAACTGCAACAGCAGTTAATGTATTCACTGAACCGGGTGGCGACTCGACGATGACATCGACGAACGCAAATGTAGTAGTCGCAAATGAAGGTGTCACTTCTTACATAACAAATTTGAATACTGCTTATATATTTGCAGAAACCGGAGCAGGAAAAGTCTTTATAACAGGGGGACAAAACCTTCTTACTGGTAACGTATATATAACTGGTGGCGAGAACATTGTAAGTGGGGGACTTTCTACAGTTTCTATTAATGACGGTGAAAACACAATTTTCTTTACTGATGAATATAGCGAAGAAGCTACGGTTACTGGCGTTAACATAACTATATTTAGTTCTGGAACAATAGAGAACATTTCAGGCGAAACTCTGACTATCCAAGATAGTCAACTTAGTAATTTTGGATATTCAGGAACTCAAATAACAATCCAAGGTGATTCCGTAACTTCTATGACTGGAGAAGCATCCGGTTTAACGATCACTCAAAACGCTGGAACTGCAAATTATCATTTTTCTGGTGCTGCGGGAGGTAATACATATTTAAATACAATCACAGCCAATAGCGCTTTTTCGGCCATAGGTTACGATAGCACTACATTTAATGTAACTGGAAACGATGCAACTATTAATTCTAGTGTCTGTAATATCGATACAGAAAATATCACTACATACGAATCAACAAATTCGATAACTGGAACAACTATTGATGACATTTTTATATCTGGCATAGGAAATGTGACCTATATAGACGTACAGGATGGAAACCTATCGTTTACGGGGGCTAGTGATTCGACAAATATCATAAGTGGTGCGAATACTGTAAATGCAACAGGAGTAAGCTATATTATTTATAATTCTACGGTAACTATTGGTGGCGAATAAATGGATATTGAACTCATACAATTAAATTATTCGACTGGCTACATAACCGGGCAAAATGTGTCTGTTTATGATAGTACCATTGTCGAGATGAATATCACTGGAATCAGCCCAATCGTCTCGATTACTAGTGGTACAACTTATTTTTCCGATTCCACAGCCTACGTAACGGGAAATATAAATGTAGAAGACGGAGGAATTCTCACTGGTGAGATAATAGGAAACGTTACCATTTCTGGAGGTACGTCTTATCTGACTACAGACAGTAGTGTTTCAATTTCCGGCGGAACGAATACCATTACGGGATCTTCTGTTTTCGCTACGGGAGAAAATTTAAATATTTCCTATGGCGTAACCACAGCCACAGGAAATAACATTAACATTACATCTGGCACTAATACAATAAGCCTTCTTTCTGAAAGCGATGTATATTTAACAGGCGGGACAAATATATTAAATGTATATTCGGGATCAGCTACAATAGGTGGAGACGTTGCGAATGTATACAATCAAATAGTCGATTCCACCAATACAACCGTAACCGGATATAATGTTAATATTACGGGCGGGACTACGAACATAACGGGAAACAATTTTACTATATCCGATGGAACCAACAATATTAATAGCGGTAGTGGCATTGTCATAAATCATGGGCTTAACACTATTACAGATTCTTTGGACGTTGATGTGCTTGGAACAGTAGAGGCTCTCTTTGATAACGAAGTTGCAGAACTTACTTTAATCGGAGGAGATCCATTAATTTATAAGCCGGATGCTGTCAATATTTATAGCGGTGAAGAAATTACAATACATGAGGCAATCACTGTCAATCTGAATGATGAGTCTTCTCTTAATCTACTGGGAGACGATAGCAAAATTATAAATGCTTCTACGCTTAACTTTACTGGCGATAATATTGATATAAGTAACTCGGGTTCTGGTATTGTCAATATCACCAGTATTGGAGATGCAACTGTAAAGGATAGCTCAAATATATATCTTTCAGGAACTGTAAATGTAACAGGAACCGTTATCAACTCTGGCTTGATTACGGTTACTGGTTCTGATTTTTCAATTTATAGCGGAGAGAATACCATTGGTAGCTCGACAGTAACTGTTAATTCTGACGATATAACGGTTCGTAATTTGAGTAACACTTATATAAATGGAGAGCTTCTATCGTTTCAAGACATTGAGATTCTTAACGCTGGTCAGCTTCAAATGACTGGGGATGCTACCATTTCAAATCTTGCTGGATCAATTAATATAACTGGAGGAATCAATGAAATCACTGGCTTGGGTGATGGAATAATAGCTTTGTATGATTCATCAGGGGCAATTGTTAATACTTCTTCTTCTGTGTCCGTAACAGGAGGTCAAACAACCATTACATCTTCCGATACTGTTTCCTTAGTCGGGGAATCAGGATCTAGTTCTACTATCCACAATACTGGAAATGTTGGAATAACCGGGGGAACAATAGCAATAACCAACACAGGGGATGCTTCCGTAACGGGTTCTACCATAAGCTCGTTTAATTTGGTTTCTGGAACCGCACACTTTGTCTTGCAAACGGGTTTCATAACAGGAGGAGTTAATTATCTTACGGGACAGAATTTTAGCATCACATCCGGAACTAGCCATTTCACAGGAGATTCGATTTATGTTACCGATGGAACAAGTCACATTACGGGCAACAATGTATATATAACTGGACAAACAATAAGCGTAACCGGAGTGGGTGAATCAGTATTCGCGACAGGGCAGGACATAACTATTAACGACGGAACAGTAAGCGCAACTGGTAAAATTTTTAACGTCAGTGGAAGCACGGTCAATATAACTGGACAACTTAACATCACTGGAACTAACAACACAATAAATGCTGATACTGCATATTTAACAGGACAGTCTCTTAACATTTATTCCGGTACTAGCTTCATTACGGGAGGAGCGATTAGTGTATCTGGAGGCGTTGTAAATGTAACAGGGGTTACCTCTGGAACCTTCAACCTGAATGACGGTTCTGTATCGACGGTAAATCTTAGCGGAAGTGGAAATGTCCTTACGGTAAACGAAGGTGCTGTAATAAAGCTCGATATTGATGATGCAGAAAATTTGAATTTGCCTGATATAGACAGCGTGACTGTCATAAGTGGGAATACATATATATCTGGTCAAGAATTTTCAGGAATATTTATTACGGGCGGGACAACCAGCATAACTGGATTCATAGGTAGTGGAGTAACAGTAAATTCCGGTACGGTTAACATAAATTCCACTGGAGAGTTTACCCTTAATTCTCCAATCGAAGTCAACGTACACAACAAAGAAAGCGGAATAGTAAACTTTACTGGAACAGCAAATGTATATAGCGGGGCTAATTCAATTACGTCAGTTTCAGGAGCGATTATTTCCATAACTGGAGGAACCAATAGTTGGAGTGGAGGAGTCGTAACCATAACAGGTGGAACAAATTATATTACCGGAGATGTTTCAATAACCGGAGATCAAATAACCATTACGGGAAGTAGTGGAACAAATCAATATATAACCGGAAATTCAATAACAATCCAAAGCAGCACAAATACAAACATATCAGGGATCAGTGGTTCTACTTTCGATATTGATGAAAGCATTAATATTTTTAGCGATATACAAGATTCTACATTTACAATCGAAGACGTTAGTACTCTAAATTTAACGGGCGGAAGCCAAACAATTAACGGAACAATATCGCAACAGAACCAATATATGTTTGGGGGTAACATAACAGGGACTGTGATAGTTTCGGGTGGAACACATACATTTAATACTTACGGTGATACTGATATAAACTTATACAGCGGGGAGCATAGTGTAACAGGAGATTCTATAAATATAACAGGTGGATTTGTTAATATCTTTAATATAGAAAGTGGTGCAACAAATACGTTTTCTGATAGCGATGTTGATATAAGCATAAATACAACCAGTGGTGATTCTACACTCGTAGTTTCTGGAGACGTTAATTCCATATCCACAAGTGAGTTATCTGTTGATACGTTAACCGGAAATCTTATCTCATTTACGGGTTCAAACGTGACAATACAGACTGGTGATGTAAACGACATAAGCATAACCGGATATAATCAAGTGGTTAATTTGTCTTTTGGTTCACAATCTATATCAAAGGACTCGATAAACGTTGGAGATATTAACACTTTCATTTTACAGAATTCTGGAATTAATACGATTACTAATTTAACGGGACGTTTTGTTTCGATTATAGATGGAGCGATAGATTTAAATAATGCATATGGTGATATTTATTCTTACTCTGGAGATATAAACGTTTCGAATACTGGAAATACATTCAATACTACAGGTGGAAATATCTACCATAACATCACTGGAAACGTAGACACCATTACCGGAGGCATAAATACTATTTATTCCACTTCTACCTTAAATCTACAAACAAATGAATTAACCGTTAGTGGTGGAACCAACTACATAACAGGAGATACAGTTACTGTTACGGGAGGAATCAATTATCTTACTGGGACTGATCCCGGAACATTCTCGCTTATAAGCGGAAGCAACTATATAACCCTAAATGACAATAATCTGGAATTAACAGGCGGCACAAATATAGTAACAGTCAATAGTGGAAATGTAAGCATTACTGGAATTACTACAATTTCGGGTGGAGCAATATCCGTTTTGGGAGACGTAAGTGAAGTAAGTGATTCTACGATAGTCCACAATGTTTCTGGAACTAATGTTGACATAGAAAGTATGACCGGAAGCATTACTGCCGTAAATGCATCTATAACTGGAATCATACTTTCAGTAACTGGAAATACAATAAACGCAACAGGGCAGGTTAATGCCACGGGAGAAACTATTAATGTCACTGGCACGGCTTACATTAATGGATCGGGATCGAATATTTATGTTACTGGAATTGCCAATACAACAGGCTCAAACACCAATATACTTGGGTCGGGAAATACGATTTCAATATCGGATTCAGATATTGTAATTTCTGGGGGAACTGTTTCTGACGTTAGTACAACTGGGCTTATAATTAATCAGGGAACAACATATGTCACTCCGCTTACAGATAGGAAAATAATTCATACAGCATTTTATTCGTCTACTGGAGAAAGAAATTATGTAATTTCAGGTGGCGTTCCAACTGGTGAAGAAAATCTTATTGTCTCAATTGGTGGTATCATTATGAATCCATTTGATGATTATGCCATAAGTGGGACCAGCGTTCATTTAATCGCTTCTCCAAGTTCTGGAGAAGAAGTCGAAATAAGAAATTTCTCCTCAGACCAAGCTGATATACCAATTTCGATAATTGATGCGGCAAGCGTAAGATTCACGGGCGGTAGTCAAACCGTTACGATAATTGATCCAAATGTGGCATACCTCTATCCAGAAAGTGGGAATGTAAGCGTAACAGGTGGCTTGGTTAATTTATACAATAGTTCCTCTACTCAAGTTGGCGTGACAGGTACTGGAATTACCATCACTCAAGGAATTATAACTATTTCTGGACAAACATCTCCCCCCATAAGCAATTCGACAGTCAATTTCTATGGCGATACCACAAATGTTATTACGGGCGATAATGTTTCTATTTCGGGTGGTGATAATTATATTAGTGGCGCTGTAGGCATAGCTACGGCTCTTGGTTATTATTCAAATGCTGAAGCTTCGGGCCTAATGGATTCCGATATAAATATATATAGCGGAATTACATACATAACTGGTGGATACTCACTTGCAACTGCTGATTCGTCCTCCACAGCAACGGCTATATCGAATGTTAATGTAAATATGAGCGGGGGAATCAATACGATAAACACTCCGAACGTATCTATTACTGGCTACCTTTTAGAAAATGTAAATCTTACGGCAACAAGTGGTGACATAAACGTAACCGGGCACTCTATTACCATTACGGGTGACAATATAATAAACGCTAGTGGAAATTACCTAACAGTACAAAGCGGAACAGCTAACATTGAAATTACGGGCGATAATCCTATCAGTATCACAGGAGGATTAACTAATCTTACCATTAGTGGAACGACTAACATTATTGGTGGAGAAAACATTTTTAATATAAACAGTGGCGCTATCTCAGAGGTTTATACTAGCGGAACCAACACTATTAATTCAGGGACAAGTTATGTAACTGGGCAATCTATTACTATAAATTCTGGAATAACTTATTTCACTGGGCAAAACACAGGATTAAATATAAATATTAATTCTGGAATTACATATTTTACCGGAACAAATAATGACATAGATGTAATAAGTGGAGTATTTTACTTAACTGGTAATAATTCTGGGGCTTCCGTAAATACGACTGGAGGCCAAAATTACTTTAGTAATCTTGAGAATCTTAATTTAAGTGGTGGTGACAATAATTTTGAAGATGCTCTAATAGAAAATATTAATCTTAACACAGATACGATAAATATATATAGCGGCACTACATATGCAACTGGAGAGAACATAAACATAACGGGTGGTTTGAACTACGTAACTGGAGCTCGTGACATATGGATTTACGGTGGAGAAAATATAGTTACCGGAGAAGAAGGAAAAACTTTTATAACTGGAGGAATCAATGAGATTTCGTTTGAAGGTTTTGGCTTTGCCTTTATTAGATACGGAACCAATTATATAACAGGAGGCATTAATGAAATCGAAGCCCTTGGCCCCATTAGTATAACAAGCGGCACGAGTTATTTCACTGGGATTCATACAGGACAAATCAATATAAACACTGGGATTAGTTATATCACTGTCACCGGAGATGTAATAGTCACTGGGGGGGTAACTCACATTACGAATACAGGATCAATTTCCATCGATCCAGAAACTGCAAATATCTATAGCGGAACCAACTCAATTACGGGAACGCAAACAATCTATATAACTGATGGTATCAATATTTGGAGCGGGGGAACCAATACCATAACCAACGGCCAAAACTACATAACTGGGGACGTTTCCATAACTGGAGTAGATATAACGCTAAATGAAAGTACCATAGCCTATGCTACGGGGTCCTCCTTTACCCTTAATAACGGTGCAACTGCTAACGTAACTGGAAATCCCCCTGTCTATATTACGGGAGGAACTGCTGTAATTTACAACAGTGGGCAAACAGACGTAGCAAGCGGAACAAATGTCACAATCCACAACTATGCAGAGATGGATATGGTAGTCGAAGACGTGAACATAGTAGGCGGAACGAATACTATATCCGGCGAAACACTTGGCGACATAAACATTAGCGATGGCACAAACTATATAACTGGAGATCCCTCTATAACGGGTTCTACGATAAACATTATAGCCGATTTGGTAACAGGGGTATCGGGACAAACAATAAATGTGAACAGCGGAGACGTTAACACAACTTTAATAGAAAATTCCACCATCATTTCCAATTTTGGAACCATAAATACTTCTGCCGGAGTTTCGATAACGGGAAGTACAATAAACGTTGAAACTGGTTCTACAAATTATATCTCAGGACATACGGTAAATGTTTACAGTGGTATTAACATAATAGATTCTGAAGAGGGTGCTACTATTAGTGACTCGACTAATACATTTAATGCAACTGGCACTTTGAATTTTGATCTCATTGGAGCAACCGATAATACTTTCACATTTACTGGCGATAGCAACATAGTTAACATTACTGGAACAACTGTTTTTGGCGACATCACGATAAATAGTGGGCAAACTGCGATTACCGGAGCAGAGATAGTCCTCTATGGGGGGGTTGCTACTATTCATTCTGGCGAAGATATTTTTCTAATTAATTCGATAAATACGATAAGTGGCGGAGAAAATGTTTATGTTCTTGGAGATAAAAACACATTATCTGGAATTACCATTGTCTCCTTTACTGGTAACGATAACTCTATATATGATTCTGTACTATATGCTGACGAGGTAAATATTGCCTCTGATACGATTAATACAATTCGAAGCGGCAACATCTCAATAGATGGCGGCTTGAATTCTTTGTATAATTCCACTGGAGCAAATATATACATAAGCGATACGGGCAACACCGTAAACATTACAAGCGGCACTAACATAAATATAGTAGGAACTGGGAATTTCCTATTTACTAGTGGTGATTTTACAACGGTAAATACAGAAGTATTTTCTGGGACTGATGCAACAATATCTGGACTTAATATCACTGGTGGAGGAGCCGCATATATAACAAACCAAGGCTCAGAAGTAATAAGCAACACAAATGTTCAATCCGGCGGGATTGCGTACCTAACTGGTAATTCCTTTACCGTTTCAGATATAGATGGAACTGCTTATATAACTGGAAGAGATATACAAATATCAGATAGCACGTTAATCAATAGTGGCGACCATGTAATAATAACAGGAACCTCTCTAGTCGTACAAGGTGGCGTAAATAGTGTTACTGGTAACTCTATCTCCATAACTGATAGTACAAATACCATATCTGGTCATCAGGATTTAATTACAATAACAGGAGGTACTTCGTACATAACTGGTGACACAGATATATATTCAGGTACGAATTACGTTACAGGCACGACCATTAATATAACTGGTGGTGATATTATCGCAGAAGCAAATCTTGTCAATATCACTGGAGGGACAACGACTGTAAATGACAGTTCAGCCCATGTAACCGGAGAAAATATATCGATCTATGATTCTACGAATTATGTGACCGGGGGGGCAATCTATGTTACTAGTGGAATCATAAATGCAACTGGAGATAACAGCACGATTATAGTAACGGGTAATGAATTAGTAAATCTCACAGATAATGATTTAGCCTATATAACCGGAGAAAGTATATCCATCCATGATTCTACGAATTATGTGACCGGAGGAATAATCAACATTACTGGCGGAATCGTAAACATAACTGGGGATAACAGCACAATTACAATAACGGGTAATGAGTTAGTAAATGTCACGAATCATGCTATAGCTTCAGTGACTGGATCTGACATAGATATCGAAAATAACGATGGTGGAACAATCAGCATAACTGGGACAGTAGATACCATAAGTAATGGCACAAACTATATTTTAACTGGAGATTATTCTACCGGAATATTCAATATCACAGGTGGTACTTCTAATATATATATTCAATCGTCAGGTAGCCATGCAAGCGTCACTGGCAATGCAAATATATACAGTGGAAATGTATTTGCCACTGGAAATGAGATTTCCATAAATGGAGGTATCAATTCTCTCACTGGGGCTAATGTAAATATTACGGGTGGCACAAGTTATATAACTGGACATGAAGAAATAGTCATAAACAATGGAACCAACTACATAACTGGAGCCGATATTGGTGTCACTGGGGGGACTAACGATATAACAAATCTAGGAGTGTTGGTTCTTGATACTCCCATTGGCTATATAGATGGTGGTACAAATCTAGTTACGGGAAACAACATTACCATTACTGGCGGTACAAATCATGTCACTGGACATGAAGATATATATATCACAAGCGGAACTTCGTTTGTCACAGGAGGAGATGTATTTATTACCGGAGGTACGGTTTACTCGACAGGAAATAATATATTTGCAACTGGTCAAAATATCAACGTTTCTGGGGGAACAAGTTACATCACTGGGATAACCGTTTCCTCAATTGGGAATAATAATCATATTTCTGGGAATACAGCCTATATAACGGGTGAAACATTGACTATAAATTCGCAAACGAATTATATAACAGGAACAGACATATCGATCAACGATGGAACCAATACGATCACTGGAATCGTGACACTTATAGATGGGGGGGTAAACTACCATAGCGGAGTGACCCTTAATATTACTAACGGAACCACCTTCGCTACAGGAACCTATTTTAATATCACTGGTTCTACCAACTACATAACGGGTTCTGTCGTTAATATTACAGGAAATGCAAATATAACAGGAGGGACTATTTTCATCACCGGAGAAGTTGGAAATATATATAGCAGTGTTAATACCATAAGCGGAGCTTCTTCGGTTTACATAACATCTGGCACAAGTTACCTCACCGGAACAAACGTCTTTTTGACTGGTGGAACAAGCACAATAAATACAGAAAATGTCAATGTTACTGGATCGGCAACCATAAACTCCCCCACAACTGCTTATGTTACGGGGAGCACAATCAGCATCACTGACGGTATTAGTTACGTAACTGGAGAAGCAATAAACATTACAGGTGGGACCACTTACTCTACGGGCAATCTATTTTATATTACGGGCGGTCCAAATACAATTACTGGTAGCGTAGTTAACATAACTGGTGATGGCAATTTCGTATATGATTCTACCGTTACTATTTCAACCTCCGAAAATGTTTATATCACTGGGGGCACTAACCATATGACCGGAGTGTCTATCGAAATTAACAATGACGGAATCACTTTCGCTACAGGAGTTAATGTCAGCATTACTGGAGGTAATAATAATGTGACAGGTCACCTTGTCAATATAACTGGTGGAACTAATACGATAGAGAACTCCACTGTTAACGTGACAGGGGATAAGATATACATTAATAACAGCACTAACTTTATAACAGGGGCAGAGCAAACAATAACGGGTGGCACAAATTACATCACAGGAACTAATTCTTATATATCTAGCGGAACGAATTATGTTACGGGTAATACGGTATTTATTTCTGGAGAAACAGTAAACGTAACGGAAGTGGGTGAATCCGTTTATGCAACTGGCCTAACATTTAATATTAGCGATGGCACAAACTATATAACGGGACGATACATTGGCATTACGGGTGGAACCATTAACGATATTCAAGCCGAGGGTGATGTCAATATAACGGGAGTCCAAACCTTTAACTTTATGCCCACCGGAGCGGGTAACATCGCATATATTGAAACAGTTACAGCTAACATCTATACAGGATTGGTTTATGCCACAGGGAATATAATTAATACAACAGATGGTTCAAATCACATAACTGGAGGTGATTACATGACCGTTAATGTAACTGGCGAGACTACCTACATAACTGGAAGAGACTCCATGACTTCCTATATAACTGGAGATGTTACAATTTATGATGGGACCAATCACATAACCGGAAGTAATGTTGGTATTACTGGAGGTGTTAATTATATTACAGGTAATGCATATATAACTGGTGAAGGAGAGTTTTTTGCCACTGGAGAAAATATATACATATATCCAACCCTATCCTTTGAGGGTGAAAATTATGCCCATTTGGAGCTTACCAATGACATAGATGTAACAGGACAAAACATATATATAACTGGGGATGGACATAGCGTAACCGGAAAAACAATTTATATAACTGGAAACGACAACACTGTTAGAGATAGTACCGTATATGTTACGGGTTCGCAAATATATGTTACGAACGGAACAAATTCATTTACTGGAAGTGATACGGTTAATATTACTGGCGGTACTAACGTAGTAAATGCTCATAATGGCTCGACTACGAATATCACAGGGACATCAATAGGGCCGATAACTTCATCTGGCACAAGCTATGTAAATGCCACAAGCGCTTATTTCACTGATGGTATTAATTTCAATATTACCGGAATCTCAAATTATTTTACGGGCGGCAGTCATTATATAACTGGAAACAACATATTCATGACTGGTGGCACAATTGAAAATGCAGGGGGAACTCTTAGTCTCACTGGTTCTGGAATAACTATAAATAGCGGTACAAACTATGTTGATAATTCCAATCTAACAACATTCAATTCTATTATCAACTTTACTGGAGAAACAATTAGAGACAACATAATCAATGTCTATACAGGAAATGTAGATATCGAATTGGCATCTGGAACTGATATACATACTACTGGTGGTAGTATTTATATATCGGGAACAGACATAACAATAAGCGGAGAGGTTAATGTAGCAAGCGGAACGTTTGAAGTAATAGGTGCAATATATGGAAATTTGAATTTACAAGCCGGGTCAGAAGCTACTCTAATAACTCCAGATATTTTCGGTGATTTAAGGAGCTATGGAATTCTCCAAATCAATGGAGATGTGACCTTTGCTCAAACGAGTGGTGATACATTAATCTCTGGGATTTTACAACATCTCTACACTGGAGAGGTTCCGACAGGAACCGTGGACGAATATGGAATAGACGGACAAATTGCCTATGATACGGGATGGTGGTATGTCAAGGTTCCTGATTCTGGTTGGTTAAGAAATCGCCTTTGCCCGTGGGGAGAAAGCTATCACACAGATTGTCCCTAAGCCTTAGTCATTTTTTCCTTAAGGGCCTTGATCTTCGGGATATATTCAAAAATCTTTATATTTGAAACGTCATCTAATGAACTAAATTCATCTGCTCCTTTGACCCCATCAGAAACAAGCCTTTTTTTTACGTCATCAAAACCAACGTTTGTAATGTCCATTAGTTTCTGAAGGATTACCCTTGGATTTGTGAGGTTTCCGCTTTCCCCATCTTGTTGGGGAGGGACTATTTTGGAATTTCCTATTTCGTCTTTGCCCAAAATATTAACCTTTAGGAAGTTTCTGACGCAGCGCACAAATGCTCTATTTTCAGCCGTTGCTCCAAGATAATACCGCGTAAGAGAATTGGTGTTCTCTATGGAAGCGTCTCCTATAGCAGAGAAGGTTACTTCTTTTCCTTCTGTCTCAAGATTCGGAATCCATTTTATTTTGCAAACAGAAACTACATAACCCTGAGAGGGGCAAGAGACCTCGTGTGTAAGCTCAGTATAACCTCGAACTTGAGCAAGTTCTTTATACCCATGAAGAAGAACGAGTAAATCTCTATCTTCTAAATCATCAATACTTTTGCTTGCGTTGCCCCTGTCTTTTGGGACTAAAAAATCAGGGTTGATCATTTTTCTCCAATCAATAAACCCTTCATCGGTAAGTTTGTAGTCTAACCCTTTAATTAAACCGTCATTATTGCGTTCGATCTTTTTGATTTTAGGCGTGGCTTTTCTTGGCATTTTATTTTCGGTTTGTTTTTGTTTTTGTTTTTTCTAAGAGCATGTAATAATCAGATTCCTCCCAAAACTCTTCATCATCGACAACTTTTTGGATATCGTCTTGATTCGAGCAAGGGATATCGTTTTTATGATGATATTTACTTAAATACATTTTAGAATTGCTAAGAGTAAGCTTGGATGATTTGAAATACAAGTTTTTTTTGTCTTTGTGTTCTGAAAAGTCAGGGATCTTTTTGGGGTGGATAATTCCGTAATCCATATAATCAAGCTTAATAGACTCAAGTTCTTTCCCTTCAATGCTGCTCAAAAGTAAAAATTTTATACCATGATATTCAAGAAATTCTATAAATTTTGGATCATTTTCTTTTTCTATAAAATAAATTATTTCTTTAATTTTGTGTTTGTACTTAAGAAGTATATTCGAGTCGATTGACTTGTTAGTCACAATAGAGCAAACGCAATCTTCTAGCTGCCTACAAAGATTGTTTTCTTCAAAGAAAAAATCCATTCTTACGATAATCGCAGATATATTAAGGGACGCAGAACCTATGACTTGATTAGGTACTGTTTCTATTATTTTATTAAGATAATTATTACCCGACCCAAGCGTCTTGTATCCAAATTTAAAATCAAATCCAAGAAGATCAAAAATTGCTTTTGCAATTTTCTCTGGCTTAATCATATTAATTGTTTTTGGAAATTCCTGTGCCGCAAAAGAGGGCTTATTTCCTTCTCTGTCGCTTTCTATAAGAATTTGATTTTTGTTATCGCCCCAGTAAGGTTTAACGTCTTCTTTATGGTTATTTGCATAAGCGCAAACTATTTTTTTATTGTAGTGTCCGGCCAATTGACTAATGTGATTGTCTATTCCAAAGTGAAGCATTGAATTTTTGATCAAATATGCTTCTTGATTTTTGGTTGCCATACCACATACAGAAAAAACATTAGGAGGAGCTTTGCATCCTTTTTCTCCAAGTTGAAGAATTTGTATCTCTTCTTCTCTAAATTTGTCTTTTATTATAGTAATAACATCTGCCCAAAAATCGTAATCTTGAGACGGAATAAGAGAAGTCGAAAACGTAATATATTTTTCAAAATCCAACGGGAAAAATTTCTCGTAGATATACGGCTTGTCTATTCTAACGCCGCAATTGGTCGCATAAGATTCTACTAGGTGCATATTTTCACTTATAGTTAAGGTCTTTGTAAACAACTTTATCTTTTCCGTTTCTTGAATATGTTGGGTGTTTCTGTGTCGTAAAATAAGGCTGAAACACAATGTCAAAATAACCTTTGTGTTTTCCTGTCCCTTGTAATCCTCTAAGATTATCCATTTGGTCGCTATAAGGAATCACGCCATGAACATATGGGTTTCCATCTAGAATATCAAAATATTCCGGTTTTGTACAAAAATAAATTTTATAATTTTTATACTCTTCAGATATCGACCTAAGTAAGCTAGTAGACATAAAAACATCTTGAGCACTTTCAGGCATTATATACAAAATTCTTTTCTTGTCTTCTTTATCAAGAAGCGACTCAAGTGACTTATGTTTATTTTCAATTTCGGTATTTTCTTTTGTCGCCACCTGTCTGAAATAAGACTCTACGCTTTCTCTTGTGGCCCCTTTGACCATTTCTTGCATCCAATACCTATGCCCATCATCCTCTGAAGTAACATAGTGCATCTTAAGTATGTTGTGATACATACATAGTAACCATTCATCATCGTTTTTAGTTTCTGGAATCTCAAAATTTGGATCTCTTTCCTCTTCTTTTAGGTCAAATTTATAAGTCGTAGGTTTGCATGTGTCTAAAAACCTTTCTAATTTTTTTCCAACAGCATCTATCGAAAATAAAGAAAGGGTCCACTCTCTTGCTTTCTTGCCAATTTTTTCTTTTTTGTGTTTGGGCATTCTCCAAACTTTCTCTATTTCTTTCGCAATTGATTCCGGTTTTGTTGAGGCTTTTCTGAATTCAGTTCCATGTTCTCGATATTCGCTCCAGTCTAACGCTATGGAACCAGAGTCTGGAGTACAAAGGTCTTCTCCACAAGAATAGTTTGTAACAAGCGTTATTAATTCTACAAGTTTAGCTTCTTGAACTGGAATCTCTTGGCCACCAGAGGTAAATGGGTGGCAATATACATCCATTAAGTTGTATACTTCATTTAGTTGTTCCTCAGAAACTCCTAGTCCTACTCCCGTTGTGACCATACCTTTTTGATCCCCACATATTGAACACGGTTGATCTTGTCCATTAAAGGGTTTTACATTGTAATTTTTACAGGATTTACAGACATAAGTAGTTATAATTTTATTTTTATCTATTTTATATTCTCCAGCAAGTCTATGGATATTCCACCCTTCTGCCCAACTTGTATGAAGCAAAAGATAAGCATTGGAATTTTTATTTTTAGATAAGAATTTTTTGAATCCTTCTAACAAATTAGGTACAGATTTCCTAAGCTGGTTTCTGAAAACGTAACCTATGATATAAGCGTCAGGAGAAATTCCAGATTTTTTTCTTAATTCTAACTTTTTTTCATCATCAAGTTTGTAAAAATATTTATCATCAATTGCCCCATGAACCGTTTTAACTTGCTCATAACCTTCTTGATTTATCGCTTTGGTTGCAAAATTTGACCATATCCAATAATTTTTAACTCTTTTTGCTGCTTCGATAGCAGTTGGAAGAATCGGCAAGGAATCAAGAGTCGTCCATAGAACAGAGGTGATTTTATCAAACCATATTTTATTTATCGCAAATTCAATTCCCCATATGTCTTGCACAGCAATATAAACATCAGGTTTTTCGTCTTTCATTACCCTGTCGATATAGTGTGCTCCATAACCAGCTAATCTGGCTACGTTTGGGTCTCTGTTTAATTGATTTACTTCCTCTTGGCTATCGGGAAGACACCCCATTGATTTCCAAGGGGTTCTTTTTAGGTCAGGGTTGGAATAACTCGTTCCAGCACAATAGTGTACCAAATCATACTTATCAGTTTTATATAAATAAGTCAAAATGGCTTTGGCGTTTCTACCAAAACCAGTTTTGGCCAAAGCTGAATCAGTTTGGATAAGTACTTTAAGTTTTTTTGACATTACCAAATATCGGAATCATCATCCTTGACATCGGGCTTTGGTTCTGGTTCTGGAGCCTTCTCCTCGGCCTCTTTTACTCTTTGTTTCGCATCTTTAATTCTTTTTTTTCTTGTTATCTCGAAACTCCGAAGCAAGATGTATTCGAAGAAAAGAACAAGCTGGACAGATTCAGGGAAATCAAAACCAATAGCAAAAAATTCTCCGCTAGTTGAATCATCAGGTTTTTCTTTCGTAACTCCTAAAGAAAATCCAAGCTGATTGCCCTCTTTATTCACATAAGGGCCGAATTTAAATTTGACGATTTGGTTACTACCATGATAACCCTTGAAGTCTGTGTTCCTTTTTATTGCATCTATAAAGCTGCAAATTTCCTTTTGGCTGAACTTGAGAATAACCTTGTTTTCGGGATCATTAGCATGAAATGAAGCTTTTCGAGCTTTTGCATCCCAAGACTTTTGTCTAATTATCGAGGCGAAAAAAGAATTTTCTACCTCATTTAGGTAAAATCGACAGGCCGAGCCTTTTACTGTTGGTTTTGGTTTGTAGAATTCAATCATATGGAGAACCATACAGGGAAATCCCCGAAGGTGTCAAGCGTTATTTTCTTTCTTATCGGATTTTAATTGTGATAACTTAGTATAGATTTTTTGATCTTGAACTGAAATATTATAGGCGAAAATCGCATCTTCTTTTTTGGTTCCCCTGAGGATAACGAGACTGCCTTTTTGGGGGTATCTTCCTCCGTTTTGGGATTTCATGTCGTCTACGCTATCGTTAAAAATGAGTACCGTGATTAATCCGGTTTCATCTTGGACTTCTGCTTTATAATAGCGCGTTCCTTTTCTTGATTTTCCAGTTCGATAGTCTATTACGGTTCCGGCAAGGGTAATTTTTTCATTTAGACCCGCCTCTTGCGCTTCGAAAACAGACATCAAATCGCTTCTCTTGTCAGCGTAGATTTCTCTTAACGTCTTATTGTAGGTGAATCCGAGAAGAGTCCTTTCATAATACCAATTTGCCAGATCTTCTGATTTTTGATTTATGTCGTAAATTTCTTTGTATGGTTTGTATCGTTTCCTAATGGTTTCTTTTCTGGAATCTTTAATTAGGGGGCGACCCTTTTCATCGTTTAGTTTGCTTATGTGCCTTAATATTTCTAATAGGTTTTCTTTAAATTTTTCTTTATATTTTACTACAATTTTCTTTTCCCTAAAGGTCAAAATATTCCAAAGTTGTGCCTCAAGCACAGTCCGGCTTCTGGTCTGTTTCTCAGTTTCGAGTGCTCCTGCTTGAAGTAGGGCGGATAATATGCCGATTCCAATTTTAGCCTCTTCCGCTCCTTGAAACACTCCGAATTTGTTTGAGTATTTTTTTCTAAAACTCTGGAGCTTTTCAATTGATTTGTCAGAGATCCCCTTTATAGACAAGAGGCCAAAACGAATGTTTTTATTTTCAATTGTAAAATCTAAATCAGATTTTAAAATATGAGGAGGTAAAAGCTTCATGTCAAATTGATGAAGTTCTTTGTGGATTTTAGAAATTTCGTCAATCGGATCTCCCTCGTTTCGAGTCATCCTTAAAAGAGACAAGTAAAATTCTTTTGGATGTTTGAACTTAAGATAAATCGTAATTGCAGCAAGTGCAGCATAGGAAATGGAATGAGACTTGTTGAATGAGTAATTAGCAGAGTCTTCTAGAACTTTCCATAGTACATTACTAATTTTTTTGTCCAGATTATTTTCTTTGACTTTGTTTTTAATTTTCTTTTTCCATTCACGAACTTCAGACACTTTCTTTTTGCCGACAATGCGGCGAAGGATTTCAGCTTCATCAAGAGTAAAGCCAACTTTATGAGCCATCTTCATTAGCTGTTCTTGATATAGGGCTACCCCTCCTGTCGATGCTAAAATGTCCTCAAAAAACGGATGAATTACGTCATAGGTTTCATTGTTTACATAGTTTGCGTATTGATTTACATACGCTAATGCTCCGGGTCTAGCTAAGGCTAAGACCGCACTTAGTTGTTCTAAATTTTTAGGCTTAACTTTTCGGCAGACTCTAAAGTTCGTATCGGCTTCGATCTGAAATAATCCATGAGGCGCTTTAAGATCTTGGAGATTTTGATAGATGGCAGGATCGTTAAGGTCAATGTCTTCAGCATTTATTCCAATTTTCTTACATGCGTCATCAACAACGGAAGCACTACGTAACCCAAGTATGTCCAATTTCACATTTGAAATGGATACGTAATTCATATCGTAACTGGTTATAGAGCTTTTATCAGAAGAAAGCTCCGTGGGGCAACAATCTTCGAGCTTATCATACGACAATGAAATTGCAGAAGCATGTACGCTTTTATTTTTTATGAGACCTCGAAGCTTAAGCGCAATTTTATAAGATTCTTCATTTTCATCACACCAGTCTTTAAATTTGGGCTCTTCTTCATACGCCTCTTCAAGATCTTTAACAATCCCAAAGACTCTCGGGATCAGAGAAGTAACTTCATTCATCTCTTGTTCTGTTTTTTCTCCGACAATCTTACCGCATTCCTTCATTACGAGTTTCCCGCTAAGAGTGTTAAAGGTTACGATTTTTGACGTTCTTTCTGAAAAAAGCCCTTCAAGATATTTGATTACCGTCTGCCTATTATAATAACAAACGTCAACATCAATATCACACATCAATGATCCATCTAAGTATGTTACTCCATCTATTACTTGCTTCTTGGTGCGAGCTTTTGATATGAACCTTTCGAAAAAAAGATCATATTTAATCGGGTCTATTTTTGTTACCCCTATAAAAAACAAAATCAAGCTCCCAGCCGCAGAGCCTCGGCCCAATCCAATTGCTATTTTGTTTTCTTTGCAAAAATTAATTACCATCCATACTAAAAGGATGTAATCGGTAAACTCCAGTTCCTTAAGAACTTTTAATTCGTATTTTGCTCTCTTTATGTATTTTTTATACAGGTCAGAGTTCTTTTTTAAGCCTAAGCTTTCGAACCCTTCTAAGGAGAGAGCTCTGAGGAAATCATGATTTGAACAGTCCTCACTAAGCTTGTGCTTCCGTTTTAAATTTAAATCAATTTGAAAATTTGGAAGCCTTACTCCATATAGGGGAAGGTTTATTTTTTTAAACTGCTTTAAAAATAATTTTTCGTTATTAGAATTCGAAACTGCCATCTTCTTGGACATCTGGTCCGGATGTATCGTCGTCATCTTCTTCTCTTATGTCAAGAACCAACTGTTCTAAGACTGCCAAAATTGCCTTTTTTGACGTTGGTGATTTGATTTGTAAAAAAACGTCAACTTTATCACTGCGACTCCCTTCCCTAAGGGCAAGGATGATATAATCCATATTTTCAGCATCCAGTTTTTCAGTGAGGTCGTAAATGTGATCAAGCGACGGCATTTCCCTAAAAATAAGAGCGTTTAAGGAATAAGTCAAAGACTAATTTAGTGTAAATCATATATATGGCACTTTCAAAAATTAATTTAGTAAGGCTGAAAAGTGGAGAAGCTCCCACTGATGGTAGCCTGATCACCTATGATTCTAATACTACGCTTTATCAAGCTCAAACTCAAACTGGTTTTCTCTATGAGGTTTCCCCATATATTAAGCTAAGTGAAACCGATAACGATGCTAATTTTATATCCCTCGACTATGTTCCGTTGAACTCAATATCAGTAGACGGAACCTTGGTTGGGGTAGATAATAGGATTGCAGATATAGGACCTTACGTTTTGACTCCCAATGAAGTTTCTGATGGGGCTTATTCTCAACATTTCATAAGCACAGATACCCCCGTCGAAGCTAGTGGTAAAGATGGGGATCTTTGGTTCGTGATTGCTTAGCTTAACATGAAGTTCAAAAGACATTTTTATATCAAGGACCTTGATAGGGAAATAGGCGCTATAGAAAATGTTCCCCTGTCTGAATCTATTGGATATGTGGGAGATCCCCACTGGGAAAAAGTAGGATTGTTAATACAGTCAAACGACATTAGTGAAAGCACGGATATTATAGATAAATCCCAATACAAACGTCCTTTAACCCTTAATGGTATCGAAAATTCAATAAGCCGCATACAAAATAATGATGAATTTAAACTCGACTATGGTAATTATAGTATCTGGGGAATCGAATCAAAAAAACGTATTTATGTAGGGCAACGGCATCAGAGTCATAATCTACATTGTCTTACGTGGGATGTACATGGAAAATTAACGCTTCAGGATACGATAAATTTACCGATTACACCCGATGGGGAGCATGGTCAACCAACTGGTGGTTACAGAAGCGCAGTTTGGGGAGACGAAAATTATGTTTATATAGCCATTGGATATTTCGAGACCGACGTGTTCAACAATCCTTCTGAGGATGGCCACAATTGGGGCAGTGCCATTGCGGTTTTTTCTGTAAGCGATAGTGGCAAATTGGCTTTCGTAGAATATAAGTTTTTGCCAGAGGGCAATCAAACTATCAGAGGCATGTGGGGAGATGAACAATTTATTTATGCTTCCGGACAGCATGGGTGGAAAATCAACGAAGGTGCGACAGCCGCTGGAGTGATTACTATTGATGACTTTTACGGTCCATTAATACTTATCTATTCTAAAAATTCTGATGGTACGCTGTCTCTTGTTTCTTCAACGTATGATATGCAATCTGACCCTTTTTGGGATACAGGTAGGGCAGATGGGCCAAACCCAACCCTAGCTGGAACAGTCTTGTTGATACAATCTGATACTACAGACGGCAGCGTGGTGATTGTAGACTCATCCAGAAAAAATCACACAATTGTCGATAACAACGTAAATCATAGTACCGTACATTCGAAATGGGGAAGTAGTTCTCTTTTATTCGATGGTGACGGAGACTATTTGGAAATTCAGATGGCAACCGCAAGGTCAAATGAATATCCACAGGGTAGGATAACAGATTTTGATTTTGATGGTCGTGATGTGACTATCGAATTTTGGTGGAAACACATTAATCATTCACCGAATGGCCACGTCGCGGCTTGGGGTTCCGGTTTCATGAAAGAGGATAGCCTAATGAGCAAGGGGCAAGTGAATTATAACGGCAATGGCTGGCAATTTCGATTAATGCAGGAAGATGATTCCATGTCTTATTGGAAAAAGGGAACCGTTTTATTCTCCTTGTACGGAGATATGCGCCCTGATGGGGACGACGAGCTCGGTGGGACTGGTCAGTTCGGAGGGGCTCATTTGGCTAGTGATCAAGCTCTTGATGATGGGGAATGGCATCATATCGCAGTTACAAGAGAAGCAGTCGGAGGGCTAGGTCATTGGCGTATGTATGTAGATGGAGCATTACAAGATGGTGCTTCTATTGGTCCTCCAGTTTCTCCGGGCGAACCACAACTTGATGGAGTCCTCAGTCTTTATAATACGTTTGATACAGATTGGGACCTTTTAATAGGAGCCGGAAGAAGATACGAGGATGGAAAGATTGGTTATTTCGGCAACTTTTATATGGAAGACATTAGAATAACTAAAGGCCGCCGACGATTTACAAACACGACAATAGGTCAAGAAGCGACTGGAGTAGAAAAACTTTTCAAGATCAGAAAACACCCAGCACTGAACGCACAGTCGTTACCTCAGGAAGTGGGCGAGGTTCGATCCATCATCGAAAAAGATGGATATGTAAGTGCAAGTGTCGGAAATGGGTGGATCTCCTACGAACTAAATAGAGAGACGGGAGAGCTAACCGTGACCGATGATGAGCCATCTTGGTCTTATTCTTATATGACAACTGCAGATTCGAAATTCAATTATTTAAAAGTGCATGGAACAATATACGCCTTTAGAACGACCAATGGAATTATTCACGATGTCGCCCCCACCAGCAGAAATCCCGAGGGTTCTGTTTCTCTCGAAAACCCAATAACTTCTAGTTACACAGTCGTTGCCGCAGACAAAGACTATGTTTACGTAGCTGGAGTGACACAAGATCATGAAAAACACCTTTTATTTGGTACTGGCGTTAAGACTTATGATGCTAGGATTTCAGTCTATTCCGTGGATGAAGAAACAGGGATTTGGACTCTTATTGCTTCCTACTATACTCGAAATTTATCGAATGGTAGAGATTACCTTGCGCCGTCCGATCTTTGGGTGGGTGGTGGTTTTATTTTTGCTTCGATAAGCGACAATTTATCATCTTTTAAATTTTTTCAATCCGGTAAAAGCACAACGGAAGACTCTCAAATTTCTACCGCTCTTTCTTTTGATGGAATAGATGATTCTATCACCACGCCAAAAATCGATTTCGATGAATTTGGGAGTGACGACTTTACCATAGAATGTTGGGTAAATAGTACTGGTAATCCAAGTGCGATGATGCAACCACTTATTTCCAAGGTTAAGTCTGGTTCAATCTACCACCCGCAAGGGTGGGTTTTAGGGGTGCTGTCCTCGACTAGCAAAGGCCGCTTGTTATTTTACGATCAGCAAACCATAGAAGAATACGGAGTAATATTTCTTGGCTCGAAGTACGACATTCTTGATGGTCAGTGGCATCACGTTGCCGTTACTAGAAAAGATGGCTTAATTTCTCTTTGGGTTGATGGAAAAATTGAATCAAGGCAATCGGATGGGGCAACTGCTGTAGTCTCTGATTCTTTTCCTCCTTTCGTAGGCGATGGCCAAGTAATCCAAATTGGAGAACTCTATTCTAGTAATGTTTATAGTAGAAACTATGAAAATTTCTTCAAGGGTCTTCTTGACGATATCAGAATCACAAGTCACGCAAGATATGACACAAATTTCGACGTATCGAAAGAACCGTCCCCTACTTACCTACAACAGTTATCCCCCATAAAGTTAAAATTTAGAGGAGGTAGCCTTTCAGAAAAGGAAACTCAGAAATTCGCCCTTAATCCTATTGATTATTCCGCTTTGAAAAATAAGGTATTATTTGGCAATAGGGGCCAAAAAAATGGTTTCATGTATAGAGATTCTGAAAGATCGCTTGAACGCGGTCTTGTGGACGTTTGGGGAGGTGGAAAATTTATTTACGGAGTTGCTTACAATACATGGACAGAAGGCGGGTTTCGTGTTTATTCCCGTAATGCTTCAGGTAAATTAACGCTTAGGGGTTCTCATGGTGGTCTTGGCCAAGAGGGGCGAGGCGTTTGGGCAGATGATGGGCTTGTGCTTGCAGCTTTAGGAAGTGGAGGACTTAGGTCTTATTCTATTAGCGATGAAGGAATTCCCACTACGCTAGAGACACTAGATACTACTTATGCGAGACAAGTTTTCGTAAAAAAAGACGGCAACCCCGGCAGTCCAACTTATCTTACCAGATTTGTTTTTTTAGCTGATCACACATATTTAAGAGTCTATAAGCAGATTGGTGAAGGCCGCGAATCACTTCCTGCATCATCGGATTTAATAAATGTACATAATGAATCGACTTGGGGTGGTTCTAGAAGTAGCATTTGTAGTGGCGTTTGGGCCGATGATGAGTGGGTTTATTCTTCTCAGACTAATTGGGGTTTATATATTTGGAAAGTCGTCGATGCCGGAACTCTTGAATACTATAATGGACACGCCAGAGGAGACCCATACTCTTATACATATAATGCACGTCACGTTTGGTCAGATGGAAATTTTATTTATGTATCTTATGGAAAAGATGGTTTATATGTTTACAAATGGAACCCTGCGTGGGGGAGTAGAGGAACGCTAGAACTTAAGAGTCGTGTTTCAGTAAGCTCGTACAAGGTTTGGGGGGATGGAGATTTTATTTATGTAGTTGACAGGAAAAAATTACATATTTACACCGTCTCTTCGGGGGGAAATATGACTCTCAGAGATTCAATTAGCAAAGACGATTCATCAGAACTAAGTGTTTGGGGAGATGGGAAATTTATTTATACTGCCAATAGGCTAGAGGGTGCAGATCTGTGCAAGGGTGGATTATATAGTTACTCCCTTGTCGAAGCTCGCGGGAAAGAAACACAGATATACCCATCGAGTAATAAAGAGGGTCCGGTTCATGACTTAAATTGTACTTGGCCGCCGGTCACATTTGGGAACGGGCATTTCATAGAGGGATATCGCTATACTGAAGATCCTCTGGGCGTTCGGAATGGTCATGGCCGTACAATATACGATGGAGTAGGTTTAAATAGACACCCATACATAAGCCCATGCAGTAAAACGTGTGATCATGCCAGTTGGCTCTTTAATTCAATTAGTGCTAATGTTCCGCCTTATTACGGCTCAATGACACAGAGTGAAAACATGAACAATCCCTTGGGAGACTTTAGGCATTTTTTATCGACGGGAGACCAAGAAGCATACGGAATCGATGATCAGGGAAATTATCTTAAAATCTCAAGCAAAGAAAGTGATGCATACGATTTTGCTAATTTGGATTTTACAATCGAATTTTGCGTAAGAATACTTCCCATAGTCACAAAATTAGAAAAGCCCGGAGCATACAATGTCGAAACGGGAATGGGCAAAAGAATCATTCTTATGAATGGCTCAAGTTGGGTTATAGGGTATGATTGGGATAGTCTTGGGTTCTTTGCGGTAGCCCAGAGAGATACAAAAGAGTCGTATGACCAAGGCATTGGGCTTTCGAGTAATTCGCGTAGCCTTTCTACTTTTTATACGGGGACAGCAAGTCCTCCTCATGTTCTTAATTGGGAAAGGGACGATAGCTCGGGAATGGATGTCAGACTAGGAGGTCAATTTTATGATGATAATCATTGGCATCATGTAGCATTTACTAGGCATGGAAATAGTTTGTCATTGTTTGTAGATGGTTTTTTGAAAGACAAAATAAGTATAGATAGCAGCGTAAGCTATGCCCAAGATGGTTGGAATAATTATGGATATCTATATGGTCCAAGCGTTGCACAAACAACAAAGCCATCTAATATAGTTTACATAGGCAAAGATTCGGGTAATCTTGTAATAGACGAACCGTGGTTTCGAAACGTACGATTTACTCAGGGAAGTTATGGAGGTGCAACATTGGTAACCAATGTATGGAATAGCACTCTATCGAATATTCCAGCTATACTGGGTACTCCCTTCAACACCTCGTTCCCCCTCTACCCCTCAAGAAATTGGAAAGAAGGTGTGCCAAATTTAATGGGCGCTAATGGGACAATTGATGAAACCTCTTATCACCTTTTCGGCAGTATGGATTTTATGAGAATTATAAAAGGTCATGCAGAATACACTGAAAATTTTCTCCCATGCCCTAATTTTGACCTCAAAGTCTCACTCCCCACTCATTGGAGAAGGGTCAATGGACTTTCCGTAAAAAATAAAAATACAAAAATCGGAGAAACAGCAGCCACTTGGAAAGAGGTGGTAAATGGCTACCTTAAAGTCAATAACGTATGGGAGATACAATAAATGACACCGCCGCTACCAGATCAACAAAGTTGGGAGCTAATCCATAAAACTGATAAATTGGTTATTGGGGCTACTTTTCCCTATTACGAAACATCTGAAGATTACCATTATTTTGTTGAAGATCTTTTGGCATACCTAGTCGAAAATACTCCTTACGATACGAGTGTTTATACCGAAGCCCCATTCTATATAAAAATTACCATAGAAGAAGGAGTTATTATAAAGGGGCCAATTGTTATAAAAGGATTTAACTCAATGTCCACCTTCGAGATTATCAACCACGGGGAAATAAAGGGCACAGGCGGCAAGGGGGGCACGGCTTCTACTCCGTATCATCTGAGAGGTTATGCTCAGGATCTAATAAACAAGCCTCGCTTATCTCAAAAGTATTGGCATGAATTAGATGGCCAAGATGGAGGTGATTGCATCCATACCTATCATAACCTTGTTATAACCAACTATGGAAAAATTCATGCTGGAGGCGGTGGTGGTGCTGGCGGAACGCCTGTCTACGGTTTCTATGCTTCGAACAAACAAGCGGATAATACAAGAACCTATCTTCCATTAATGGAAGCTCCCTTGGGTAATTTCGGTAATATGAATGCAAGATTTTGCGATGCCTCACCCACTTGGAATTGGCCATCTAATTCATATTATGGACCTTGGCGTTGGGACTACCACAATAAATGGCAATACGAATGGGGTGGAAGATGTAAACCGGGTTATCATTGTCCATCCAATCCCGATATTTGGAATCGTGGACTCATAGCCAAAACTCAGCCTATGTTAACGATTTGGATTTGGCCAAATACTTGTTCCTATAAAAATTCCTATGGTATTACTATTTGGTGCACTGGTCCGGTAGGGCTCGGATTCCCTTATAAGGGATTTACCGTCGTTTCTGATGGTTGGGAACGTCGTGACTGGACTGGTTCGACTGGTTCTGTATCGAAGGGCGACCCAGACCTTGCCCTCAATCAAAAAATTTCATTCCAAATCATCCACGGGGGAAATGGTGGCGGCGGGGCAGGATTTGATAGCTCTGCCGGATCATATGACAGACGATGGCTTGATAACGGTTATGGGGGAGGGTCTTATTCTGTAAGTAGGACCGTAATTGGAGGAGGGAAATATTTTGACGTACGCATATCCGAGCTTTACAAATTCGGATTGGCATTAGGGAAGTTTTTCGCCCTTGAGAATATAGATCTAAGTTGGCTGAGTAAAGAAATAGATCATCCCACATGGGGAAAGATTGATTTCGATGCCAAAATAGTAAGTGGCCCAACCCTAAATACCAGCGATACCCTTTCCATTACTAAAGAAGGGGGACTCACAAATTTTCCAACTTCGTTTGACATAACGATGCTTTGGGGATCAAGAACACTCCGTAGAAATATAAATTGGAACACCGCTCATTTTTCCCCTCCCCCTTTCGAATGCCTTAGCATAGAAGATACACCAGTTACCCATACCGTCCCAATTTATTATGATGACTACGACATGTCTCCACTTTTCGGTTTGTCTTCGTTATCGTATGGCTATAGAGAAATACCAGCAGCAGGTGGACGGTCTTGGCCAAAAGCTAATCCATACGGAGCAAGCGATCCATACGGAGGCTATAACGGTGAAGACTTTGTGGGAGCACATCGCGCTAACCAATATAGCTTAGCCTCTGCCGGAATCGCAGACATCGGAGGGGCTGGTTCTACTAGACAATATTCTGAAGTAGATTGGGGAGAGGGCCAAAGTAGGGTAGACGACCCAGTATGGCGACGTGATCCTAAAAAATTATGGTCCAAAGGTGGGGGTTCTGATGCAATGTCGTTTTTGGTTCATGGAATTTATAATCACGACTACTTAAAAGACTTTAAGGGTGATGGTGGCGCTGGCGGCAATATAGGCGAAGACGGAAAAAATACTGAAGTTGCTGCTTATTCAGGAACCTCGAAACTAGGGCAACCATATACGCTACCAGCCATTACCATAAAAGGGGGTAAAGGAGGACACGCAATAAAAAAGAAGGACGGGGTAACTGTTAGCATCAAAGAAGAAGGGGATATAAAAGGAAGGATTGAAGCTGGTCTTTAGGGTCATTAAAGTTCCAACTGATACTTTAACTGATTCCAAACTTTTAGGTTTAGCTCCAAGTCAACCAAGGCATCATGTGACTTTTCATAGTTGTGTTCCATTTGGAATTCTTTACCCAAGGCTACTAAATTCGTTTTTATACCCTTTCTTCTTTCTCCTAGGAGTTTGTATTGATACTCAAGAAAATCTTCCCCCTCTCTATACGGAAGTTCATATTTTATACCTTTAGCTATGGCATTGGTATCAATTATTTTATCCATTAAATGACTATAATCTTCTCCAACGTAATTATAAAAATCTTTTATTAAGTAAATGTCAAACCCAAGAATATTGTGGCCTACTATGTAGTCTGCATTACCAAGCCAATCTTTTATAGTGGGAAAAATTTCCTCGAATGGGATTTTTCTTTTTTCGTAATCGGAGGGGCTGAAACGTGTGATTTGCGCGGCTTCTTTACTCACTTTTATTTCTCTGTCCCACCCCACATAGTAATCTTTAGCATCAATTCTCTCGCCTCCCTTGCTTTTTATCATGGCGATTTGCCAAGGAAGATTATGACACTGATTCAAACAAAGATTTTCTGTTTCACAGTCAATAAATACAAAAATTTTGTCTTCTTCGAATCTAATCAAGTGACCATCCATCTTCATCCTCCTTAAATTTTATCAAATCTTTTTGAGAAACAAAATACGCATCTCCGGCGTTGTTTGGATTCCAAAGGTACTTCTCCTGTACGGCATCTTGTCCTTTGATGTAGCCTATTATATTATACGAAGGCATTAATCCCGTTACTAAAGCGAAATTTTCTTCATACTTTGGAGAATCGATGGGTCGGATAATTAACTTCCCATCTAACCTGTCCGTATACCTAACTTGCCATCCTCCTTCTACGTCCGGAGCATGAAATGTATTAACGTCTCCGATCCATTTTTCTCCAATGAATTTCGAAAATGCTATTTCCGCCCCACATGCTTCTATGTCACTTGCCCAAGCATTCCCACAAGCGTAACCGTGACTATGTAGATTCTTAAGCTCTTTGAAGAGATTCGTTAAGCGTCTTTCTATAGCTGCGTGAGCGGCTTTTCTGCACTCTTCTTTTGTGAGTTGAACTGTGGTCATGACTTTCTCCAACTCTCAAAGCAAAATTCATTACTACACATGTGGTCTAAGTTTGGCTTGTTTAGTGTACTTCGGTTGTTAATACATCGAAATGTTAAATACGCTTTGAAGTCTTCTTTGTTTTTATAGTAAATACTTTTTGCATTAATAACCTTGTACTTACCCTTTGTTTGTTCCATCACTCTTTTTTTGAGAATGTAATCAAATGGTATATTGTTATCTTCAATAAAAAAAACTGGCTTACAAAAACCAAACGAAGGAATACAGGTTGAATAAAACAATGTATTTTTATGTATGTAAGAATCATAAAACGGAACACAAAGCATCAAGTCTTTTTCGTCCCAAAAAACAGAAAGGCTTTCTAGATCAATTCTTGGCTCATAATAAAAGCCGTCCTTTGCGGCCAAGCTATATATTTTGATTAGTCTTTTGTATCCTTCTGTGTTTTTGACAAAAATTACATATTTGGATTGTTTGCTAAGTGAACCTTCGTTTTTTTCATTAAGGTCACTACAAACTGTGATCCTCAAACCAAAATTCAGTTTGATTTTTTCTTCTTCGCAATTTATATAGGCTTGTAAAAATCCGCTTACGCTATCATCGACCAAGAAAATTTCCTTAAGTTCATTGCTTTTTGCTATTTCAATAATCGATTGTGGACCGTTATTTAATACTGAATTCGGCTTTTCTAGGGTGAGGATACTCCTTCCCTTGGAATACTGGCTCTTAAATAATGGTATTGAATTTGTTTGAGACATTAGAAAAAGTCCAGCATATCCCCATTGTGTCTGGGGCATCCATCATAATTCATTTTTTCGACAGTCTCCCCCTTTTTGGGGGAAAATGTATTTTCGAAATCTGTTTTTAGAACATTTCCATTCTTATCTTTAAGAGCATGGTAGGAAAAATCAAACTTATATGGGCAATGCCACATGAGGGAGCCGTCTTTTTTAAGCTGACCCTTTTCTTTGGCAAAACCACACATGAGTTTGCCGCTGAATCCTTCTTTTGGTATGGGTTTATCCGCAGCAAAATTAGATTCGGCATCCTTCTCATCAAAATTGCGAATGCTTTTATAAACTTCTTCCAAATAGTATTCGAATCCTTCCAATGCGTCATCACTAAACTCAAGCCTTTGGATTGGTTTTTTGGGAAATCTAAGGAAAAGAAATTCAACAACGGGTTTAAGCTTTGGCCATGTCTTTTTAGCTACTAGGCTGTATATCATTGCTTGCACATTGCTCTCAAGATCCTCGCCTTTAAATTTTCCCTTGCTCGACTTGTAATCGCTAATCAAAATTTCATTTTTATTTTTGAATTTGGCTATTTTATCTATAAAGCCATAAATTCTATAAGACGGACTTTCATTTGTTATGTCAAACTCAAATTCTGGATCTAAAAGCTCGGAGCCTTCCACATAAAAATCACTACGTAGCCCAACTACAATCATTTCGTCCATTAAATCATAGTTCTCGGCATCAAAGATACCTGATTGTTTTAGGTGTTTTTTTACAAGCCTATCTATTGGTGGAGAAGCCTTAATGGTTTTCTTTTCTGAAATTATTTCCTGATGTTTTTTGTGTCTACTTTCTAGTAGAAGCTCGAATATCAAGTGGCAAATAGTTCCCCTTAATGCTCCAGAATTTGTAGTATCGGGGAGCCCAAGGCCATATTTGCACCAATATAACCAAGAGCAAGACTTAAAGGTCTTAATTCTAGAAGCTGACAAATATTTGGCTTTTTTAAGCATTACATTTTTGTTCCCATTCTACTATCTCTTTTCCTGTCATCTCACCGAAATCACCCTTTGATGGTAAACAAATTTTCACTTGATGGAAATCAAAATATTTTTTTAATTTGTTATTAAGCTTTTCGGCGGCTATGTTGCCAGCACTATTTTTTTCATCATCGTTATTTAGTGCTATTGTTATTTTTTCTGGATCTAACTTTATTAAGCTGTTAAGTACCGGAATACTTATATCCAAACCAAATGTTACAAGAGTATTTTTTACATCTTGATCCCAAAGAGACAACATGTCTCCGATACTTTCAATAAGGATTACTTCTTTTTTATCTTTTACTATTTCTAAATTAGCTTGGAATGGATATTTCCAGTCAGATTTTCCTCCCATATGTTTCCATTTCGGTCTTTTGCCTGAGTCTTTTAGAATACACCTTCCGGACAAACCTATCAGTTTCGCTCGTGAATTGAATATAGGAAACACATACCTATATTTCATTCTTCCCTCCTTGGCAACTCCCCCTCCGAAAAGGTCTAAGGTATCTTTGCTAATTCCCCTGTCCAACCAATAAGAGGGGTCATCCTTAAGTTCGTTAAGCATGTTCGCACTAAAAGTTTTAGTGGTCTTAACCTTGGGTTTGGGTTTTTGACCTTGCGAAAAAATAAGTTTTCCTTTCAGAAACTCCTTGGCTTCTTCGGGAGTTTTAAAACCCAAGGTTAACTTTACTAATTCTTCTAGTGGGCCGCTTACTCCTAATTTGTAATCAGTAAACCATCCTGTTTTTTTGCTTATCCTTAAAACAGTATTGTTATTGGAGTCACGATAAAGTGGTCTTGCCCTGTATTCTCTCCCAAAATCAAAGAGCGTATATCCTACTGATTCTAAAATTTCTCTAAGATTTTCCATTAGTGAAGCCCAAGGTTACTGTTGTCATTGACTCCATCATCAAGTTCATGCTGGGCACTTTCATGTTCTATAATATCAGCAAGCGACCCATGTTCCCTAACGACAAAATTGTCCATAGAAAAATTAAGATAATTGTTAACCCATCTTTGAGTTCCTTCTATGTTTCTTAATAAAAGGTCGTGATGCCCGGAAGCATCCCTACCTTGGAATCTGGCTTTTAGGGGAATGAATTTGTGAGTACCAAATTGTACCCCATCAAGGGCTATTTCGTCAGGCGTCTTGCGTCTACAAATTGCAACAAAGGTAGCAAACCATTGAAGCCGATCAGATTGTGCAATAGCAGAAGAATCATCAAAAAATGATGAAGCAGTTCTATTAAAATTTTCTCCAGAACGATTTAATTGAACGGCTGTCAAGATTACGGAATTTAATTCTTCACCAATTTTTTTTAATTTGCTTACCTTCTCTCCAATCGCTTGATATTCTGCCCAATTTTTGCCCAATCCTTCGCCAGTGAGCTTGAGATAATCATAGATAATGATTGCAGGTTTTCCTCTTTTTACATTTTTGTAGTACCACCTACGGATAAAAGAAATCACCTGTTCTACTGTTTTTTCTCCTACTCTAAAATGATCCATTGTATAGCCTTTTATTTTTGGCCAAACATCTCGCACCTTTTGAATCATCTCCGCATTTTTACGCCAATTTCCGGTTTCTAAATACCAAGCGTCAACACCAGAAAGGCTTGCAAGAAGTCTCATTTGCATTTCTTTCTTGGACATTTCAGTATCTAGCATCAGAACCCTCGGCTTAGAGGGATTACTTAAGTATGTATGAAGGCCGAGATAACTCAATAAAGTAGTCTTTCCCTGTCCCGGCCTTGCTGCAAATGCGTATAGGTTACCGGGCCTCAGACCCCCGTACAAGCGATTAAATTCCGGGAATGGGGTCTTGAACCCTGTTTCTTCTACAGGCTCGTCTCCGAGCCTTTCTGCAAATTGTTCCAAATCATCGAACAGGTCTTCTGCGTCATTGTTGAAACCATATTTTGAAATTTCACTGTTTAAGTTGTCATCAAGTTCGGAGACAATATCGTCAAATGTTCTTTCGTTTGGTGTCTCAAGGTTCCTAATTCCTTTCCGAAGAACTTCCTTAAGGTCTCTGCGTAGCCTAATCTCATGCAAGTCGTGCGCGTTATCTATTGTGCCTTGTTCTGTAATTTCGGTGAAGGTTAGGTCGTCAATGTATTCGAAAATATCAATATCATCCTTGAAGGAAATACCAAGATTTTTAATCTTATTCGCAAGAACTACCTTGTCTACTTTCTGCCCCTCCTGAAGACACGCTTTGATGACCATGTAAATGGTACTATGAACGTCATTGAAAAAATGTTGGTCTGTTAAAAATACGTCTAAATCAGGAAAAATACTTTGATAGTTTATCAAACCCCCTAGAACCCGCTTCTCTGTCTGAATGGAATATATCTGCATAGTCTCCTTCGAGGAAGGGAAACATAACCCGACGAAAAGATCAAGTCAAGTTAAACCTCTTCCCCGTCTTCAGGAGTATCGGGATTGGTCATTTGCTCTACGGAACATTCAATATTTATGGCTTCTAGGGCTTTACTCCAGTTTGAAATGTGCATTTGCATTGCCATTGCTTGCATAGAAGAATCTGCGCTACTGAAAACCAATGGATGTCCTTCTATATCAAAAGTAAAAAGAACATACCCCCCATTGGAGCATTCGTCGATTTGATTTAGTACTTGTTCTGGGAACTTAAATTTTTTATCCACAATAATATTTACACTATCAAATAATAGATATGCCAAATTTGTTCTTTATAAAATCAACGGATAAACCTTTTACTTCGTCATGTTCAATTTCTATTAATTCAAAACCATTTTTTTCTAACCATTCTGTTTTTTCCCAATCTCTTTTTATGGAACTCAGGTACTTTGCTTTTGAATTACCATGAAAAAATTTGTTAAACTCTTTGTGTTGAGGCCCATTAACTTCGATGGCTATTTTCTTTGTGAAGTTTACTAAATCAACTGACATTCTGGTTCCGTATACCGGAAATTCTTCAAAGCATACTTGATACTTCCAATGCGGCTTAAGGAATTGCTTAACATTAAATTGAAGTTTCGATCTGGAGGGTTTGTCCCATTTTATTTTATACTTGTTTACGTTTCTTGAAATCAAGCGCCCTGACATACTATATAATCGAAGCATCATGATTCAACGTACACCTCTTTAATCTTTTTATACCAATAGTCTATGAACTCTGGATTATCGTCCATGAATTTAAGAATAGAGTCTCTTCCTTGAAATTTCTCTGGCATCTCAATACCTAATTCTTTCATCTCTTCTATGACACTTGAGTCAACACTTGTCCAAGCTCCTGATTTTAAAAGAAGTCCATTTTCGAACATCAAATCACGAATTTCTCTTTCTCTCCAAATACTATTACCCCCTTTTCTTCCATACATAATAGGGTAGGTTATGAGTGTATTTGTTTTCTCATTAGGTGATTTCTTGATGGTAATTTTAACTTCGTGGCCCACTATTTTATTTTTTATAGGATCATATCTTTCATTCGGCTTTTCGAGTATCAAGTCTTTATTATACCTTCCTTCGAATTGAAAAATAAAATTAGAATAATGCATTAAAGCATGGCCACCGGAGGCTGAAGTATTTTTGTAGGCTTTTTTAGCATATGGATCTATTTGTATGTCTGCCCTTACCTGACTTATCAAAATCATAATATGACCGCCCTTCGACATATCAAGGGAGATGCGTTGCATAATTTTGGATGCCAATAGGGCTCCACCAGCGACTTTACATGCTTCGTCAAAGTCTTTTTCTAAATCGTTTTTTGGGATGAGACTGTCTACACTATCAATAACAATACCATACCTAACTGCTTCAGGATTCTCTTTAACTAAGGTTCTAATAATTTTAAATACTGTCTCATACACATTACATTCTAAGATAAAACAAGTACCGACTTCCCAATCTTCGGCATTTTTAACAAAGGTGATTCCGGTCCTTTCTTGCACCTCTGGATCTAAACGCCCTTCAGATTTAACATATATACCTTTTGAGTTATCAATAGAACTAAGAAGGTTTTTTATTATTTCTAGGGCTTCGGAGGTCTTACCCCCTTCGTTAACCCCACAAAACCTATGGAGTCCGGGCATAATCCCCCCAGTTCTTATATCTAAAATAAGGCTTCCAGTGCTTACCTTATAGTAAACATCTTCTTTGTAGTTGTGGTGATCATCTGAAAATTGCTGCAATAACTGATCTAATTGAGCACTTGATGCATCTTCCAGCTTGCTTGGAGCTATCTTTTTTTTTCTTGGCATGATTTAGTATGTTTTAAAATTAAAGAATTTTGGTTTTTTATTTCTAGGTTCGACTTCCCTGTCTTCTCCTATTTTTTCTTCTTCAATTTCTTGCATATTTTTTTTGTTTATGTCTAGGGCAATGTATTTGAACCTCTTAAAGAGTATCCTCTTTCCTTCTTCAGTCAAGAAATAGGACAAACAGTAGGGCTTATACCAAAGATTTACCATCACGAAAAAATAGAATCCGTGCTTATTAATAAGGGTTTTGGCCAGCTTGAACTGTTTTGGGTAATTTATTTCTGCATCTTTGCGTAGAAACTTATGGAGCATGAAGAGGTATTCATCTCTCTTGCTTAATGTCCCATCTGACCATCTTTTCAACAAGTTCTCCAAATGATACCTTGGGTTTCCACCCCAATTCTTCTCTTGCTTTGGTTGCATCTCCGATTAAAATGTCTATTTCTGCCGGACGATAAAAATCCGGATTGACCTTAACGAAAGTATACTTATGGGGGCCTCCATTGTCGATATATTTTTCATCCACTCCTTCCCCCTCCCAATGTCCTTTAAAACCAGCGGTAGAAAAGGCTTTTTCCACAAATTCTCTGATAGAATGAGCTTCACCGCTTGCAAGAAGATAGTCTTTTGGGTTCTCCTGATTCAACATAAGCCAAACCCCCTCTATGAAATCTTCGCTATCGCTCCAGTCCCTTTTTGAATCAAGATTGCCAAGCTCAATTGAATCAAAAGTTGCAGCATCTCCATGACGACCCCTCCAGTTATCTACGCATTTAATTTTATTGAAGATTCTGGCTACCCCTTTGGTAATTTTTCTTGTCACGAATTCTTCGCCACGCTTGGTCCCTTCGTGGTTGAAAAGAACTCCGTGAACCGCATAAAGATCATAAGAGTCTCTATATACTTTAACTAGATGGCCAGCCGCACATTTTGAAGCTCCATATGGACTGCGAGGCTTCAGGGGGTGAGAAAGATCTTGGGGGCAATAATCGACATCTCCAAATTCTTCACTACTTCCGGCACTATAGAATCTACAATTAGGCTGGAATCTTCTAATCGCTTCCAAGCACCTTATTACTCCTGCGGCATTGGTATCAAAAACCTGCATTGGCATATCCCAGCTACATCCTACAAAAGAATTAGCCGCAAAGTTAATAAAATAATCAGGTTGTATTTCTTGCACTAATTTTGCGAGGCTAAACTCATCAGTAAGGTCTCCATAAACTAATTGAAAATTAGAATGATCCAAAAACTTTTTACAATTAACAAAATTAGGATTAGAAAGTCTACGGACCATGCCGAATACCCTATTATCTTGATTTTTTAAAAGGTACTCACACATATTAGAACCGTCTTGGCCCAATACCCCTGTAACTAAAATCTTTTTGTTCATTTTTTCCTTAGAGAGTTTTCTTCTTTTGCTTTGACATACCATTCATAGGTAGATTCTAAGCCTTCTTCCAAATTAATTTTTGGTGACCAACCTAAATCTATAAGCCTTTTGGAAGACATTAGTTTTCTTAACGTTCCATCCGGTTTTGAAAGATCAAAGGCGATGCCTCCTTCGTATCCTATCACCTTTTTCATTGTAAGAACAAGTTCTTCAATCGAGCAATCTGTACCAGAGCCTATATTAAGGTGAGAAATTTTTTGGTCATAAACATCTTTAACATTAACCTTTTCAAGAATAAATATACAGGCGTCTGCAAGATCATCTACGTGCATGAATTCCCTTCTTGCTTTTCCTGTCCCCCATACCTTAACGATTGGAAGGTTCTCTGTCTTTGCTTCGTCGAATTTTCTTATCAAAGCGGGGAAAACATGAGAGTTTTCAGGATGAAAATTATCATATGGCCCATACTGATTACAGGGCATGACAGAAAGATATTCCCTACCAAATTGCCTGTGATAACTTTCACACATTTTTATACCAGCAATTTTGGCAATTGAATAAGGCTCATTTGTGTACTCTAACGGAGAGGTTAAAAGATATTCCTCTTTGATAGGTTGCTCCGCAAATTTAGGATAAATACAAGAACTACCCAAAAACAAAAACTTATTCACATTCCACTTGTGGGCTGTATGAATTAAGTTGTTTTGAATTTGAAGATTACCGTAAATGAAATCTGCTCTGTATTCGTTATTCGCATGAATGCCTCCAACTTTTGCGGCACAATCGATAACAGCTTCTATTCCTTCGTTATCCCAAAAAAAATCTTCTACTTCACCTTGTCTTGTCAGGTCGAGGTAACAAGAGTCGGCAGTTATGATATTTTGATAGCCACATTCTTTTAGTTTTTCGTGGATAGCCCTTCCAACCATTCCGTTATGTCCGGCAATATAAATTTTGGAATCTTTGTTCATTTTTTTTGAGTGTCAATCCAGTCTTCTAATTTCACGGTAGGTTCATATCCAAGATATTTTTGGATTTTGGATATATCTGCTAATGTTGTTGCAGCTTCTCCGGGCCTTTCTGGTACGTGAATTATTTCGTCTCCAATTAGTTTAGCAAGCTCAAGAACACTATGATTTTTCCCTGTCCCGACATTAAAAATTTCACCAAATATTTTTCTGTTATCGCTTTCAGCAGCACGTATGTTTGCTTGAACTACGTCAGATACATGGGTGAAATCTCTACGCTGTAATCCACCACCCACAATTGTCATTAGTTCTCCATCCGCAACTTGACGTTGGAAGATCCCTACTACGGGTGCGTATTGACCTCTTACTGGTTGCCTTTCTCCGTAGACATTAAAATATCTAAAGATTACGGTTCTAAGATCCCATAATATCTGATACATCTTACATAAGTCTTCCGCAGCTACCTTGGTAACAGAGTACGGGTTTAGGCAATCTCTCGGCATGTCTTCCTTTAAGGGTGGCTCATTCTTGAGTCCATATGCGGAAGACGTTGATGAGTACATGAACCTTTTTACCTTTGTTTTCCTAGACGCTTGAAGAACATTACAAGTACCCA